ATGAAACATAGGAAAGTAACTTTATCAGCAGTTTTATTATGGGGCGTAGTTGCTTATGCACTTGCACTTCTTACATATTGTACAATGAAGAGTGTATTAAGTGCTTCAGCAGATAATATTTCTGCTTTTGGCTCTATACTTGGGGCATGTGGTGCATTCTTTGCTGCTTTTGTAGCAACATATTTATTCAATGATTGGAGACTTCAAGCCTCTTTTGATTTAAAAAAACAACATGTAAATGAAATTAGTTATTTATTAGCCCAAAGTTATGACGAACTTCATAAAATGGAAGAAATACTAGAAAATTTGAAAAATGTGAAAGACTATAAAATACTTTATGAAAAATATTATTCATTTAAAGCAAATGATTTAAGAGATGAGTTTTATAGCAAACAACTGAATGTTAAAATGCTTGATAGACTTAATAAAAGTCAAAATGAAATATTTGTTGTTTATGCAAAATACCAGAACCATCTTGTATATTTAGTAGATAACTTTAATCGCATTCAAAAATCATATATTCGATATTATGATAAATTTAATAGCGAAATGGGTAATGCCGAGCGTATACTTATGTTGAATAAGGGGTCATTCCCAAAGTATATACTTCCAAGTGAAAAAAATGCTGAAGAGGTCGGTCTTTTAAATACGCATATCTATCTTCCTATACAATTTGAGAAAGAAGATATATCTTATACTTTTAATAATATATTTGAGTTAATAAAAAAGCTAAGTGAAATATATAAAGATCTTGAAGCTAAAGTTCTTGACTCAATTGACCTTACAAAAAATGATTAGCCCTCGTCAAATGGCTTTTAAACGAATACCTACACTCAAAATGAGGAAATTCATTGATAGTATAATTGATGAAGCTCTAAAAGCCTCTTTAAAAACAGTCTACGATGCAGAAATAAATAATTAATAAAAAAGCCCTGAATATTCAGGGCTTTTTTTAAAGTGCTTTAACGCAAATAGATACGTTTACGTTGCTATTTATTGTATGGGCCGTACAGCCACATAAAAGAAAGCTCAGTAACAGTAACTTCATTAGGCTTCCAAAACCCTAGTAGCTGTTACGCCTTTTAATTGTGGCAATGTATAACGCTTACTTGCTGGTTGAGTTGTACGACCATACCATCTGAATTCTTGAAAGTCAGAGTCATTATAAAGTGCATAACAAACTTTATTTGACTGATTGCCTCCAAGGCATACTAACTTTCCAGACTTTTTGTCACGGCCAACTACAAAACAAACATGCCCACCATCCTTTCGAGTTTTAATAGCTACACAACCGTAAGCGGGTTTAGCTAATTTTGTACCATAATTCACATAATCCAATGCACGGTACCAATGCTTAGGATAAGCAATTCCAGCTGATTTCAAGCAATGTGCAACGAAGGTCCCACACCAAGCCGTTTCATCGTCAGCCCACCAAGCCTTTAGCTCCGAGAGCCATTTTAAAATAGTTGGGTTATGCTGTTTACCAGGTATTTCTTGAAGGCCAAGATGCTTTTTTGCTTCTGCAATCCAAGCTAATTCATCAGGCTTTGTTGGTGTTGGGATATTCAATAAAGAATTGATCCCTACTAACTGGCCTGTTAGTTGAGGGCCATTAAGTCGCGGCTGAGAAATTTTCTTACCGATCCATGAAAGACCAAGCATTAAAGTACCAGTTACAAATGCATGATACTTTTCAGGGATAACCTCATAATCAACACCCCATTGAAGTGCTGGCAACAAAATTAGCATGATGAATGCACCAATTGTCGGTAGCTTGACAGAAAGGTACTGCCAAGCATTATTTTCAATAAACTTCATTCATCTTTCCTTTTTCGTAAACTATCTTGCTCTAAGACTTTGATTCGTAACTCGCTTTCTTTTTCACGTAATTCACTTTCTTTACGTTCTCTGCGATCACGTCTCCACTGAAAAATGAAACTAATGAATAGGCCAACAACAGCCACAATTGCACCTGTATAGCTCAACCAATTAATTGATGTTAAAGAGCCAAAAGCACTTGCTAAACCACTCCAAAAGGTAGTTTTATTTGCAAAAGTAGTGACTGTGACTTCAATTGCCTGATGATCAGACATGACCTATTCCCCACGTTTCATTTGGTGTTATTTTTGCAAGCGTTATAGTTTTAAAATGAGTATGGTTCCAAAGGAAAAGGATCAAAAAAGCCTGAATAATTCAGGCTTTTCTATATGAAAACTATCGGCCTCTACTTGCTAGGGCATTTAATCCTTTAATGACTTCTTGACCTAATTTTAAGAATACGTTGTGACGTTCAATTTCGTTTTCTAAATACTTCTTGCGGTTTTCCCATGCAGATGAATTGAAGTAAGTACTTTCAAAACTCAAAGGCATTTTTAATGCATCCGATAAAGGCATTGGGCAGTTTTCAGAAATACTACTTGCTGTCTCAAGCAAAAGATCGGTCCAACTCTTTGATGATTCCTGTAAAGATGGAAGCGGTGCGAAATCGTGCAGGCGCGTCATCTGCACCTCTTTCCACTAAAATACCGTGGTTATCAACGCTTAACCGTAAATGAGTAAATAACTCATTGTTTAAATTATTAAAGTCTTGATAGCACAAATCAAAATCACTAGCTGGCATTTTCTTAATAAAATCTAGCCGCTGCTTAAATCGTTCTTCAAATAATTTAGGATTTGTTCTATCCGGTAATAAAGCTAAGTGCTCATGATTAGAATAACTCAACTGAAAAGCCATCATGCAGGCAATCCATTCAGCGACATTCTTACAATTTGCCTCTAAGAACTCCGCTTCCATTCCAATAAGCTGTCTAACCGTAATTCCATTTTGCGTAGTTTCAGTTTTCCAATTATTTTCTGATTGAAGGAAAACTTTAGACCAGTCAGTGTTCACCTCCAACATAGTATTACTTTGTTTCTCAAGATACTTAAGCAGCAATAAATACCGCTCTTGAATTGTTAAAAGTAAAGGATCCACATTATCTAAAACTGACTTCACAAAGGCTGAAAGTCTTTTTTCATTTAAATTCGGGGCAATGATCGAAATTTTAAGACATTGCTCAAAACTTAATTCATGCATTTGAAAAGTACTATCGCCTATTGGCACCGGATCAAATGTAATCATTATTTGACTCCATACAATGAGTAAATATCTTTCGAATCCCATGCAGTTCGACTCAACAAACTAATATTGACGGCCAAACTTAACCGGTTCCCCTTTTCATCAATGGGCGCGACAATTGGCGCGGAAACGCTTTCAATAATGAAAGGCTTATAAGTTTTGCCGTGAGTAGTAAGAGATACAAACGGTGGAATGACACCTGAAAACAAGCCTTCTAAAGTAGTATTTGAATCATTGACAACATTCTGCAGTGTAGACTCAGAAGATAATGATACTGGTACGCTCCAAGCCTCCAACTGCATGATCTTGTCTTCAACTTCGGATTTTGCATCACTAAAGGCCAAGAAAAAGATTGATAAATTAAGACGTACTGATGATGTTGAAAGGAATACTTGAGTTGTATTTACTTTGGTTAAATTAGTTCGCCCTTCAACGCTCTTAAGCGCATTTTCAGCCGTTGCTAAAGGTCCTGATGCCATATCGCTTAATGCAGAAATAAAGGGTGAGTTTTCTCCTAGAGTAGCTGCAGCTTGAAGCATTTGCCCAGTTTGCAAGTTAGCCATCAACATAGGCATCTTTAGTTCTGGATTGCTATTTTCAAATGGAGTTTGCCATTGACTCTCAATACTTTTGTCGCCGTCTGTCAACAAAGCACGAATAACTGGTGATGCTACTGGGTTACCATCTTTATCACAAAGTGAAAATTCAGCATATTTATGCTTTGAAATTGAGCCATAGAAAGGATCTGATTCAGTACTGGGCAACTTTGTTTTAGCTGTATTGACAGCTGGTGCATAAGCTAAAGCTTTGGACATAAAAAAGCCCTACCATAAAAGATAGGACTATTATTTAGCAATTCACTTTATTAACGAATTGCTAGTTCCAGATATTAAATAATTGATGGACTGAAAGACTCTGAAAGTATTTCAAAAGCTTGTTTAGAATTTAAATTACGAATGATCGCTCGTCTGAAAATATCATCTTCAGGAATCGGCGTATATATAAGTTTACCATTTTGAATTGGGAAGTATAATTCAATTAATTTGTCATCAGTATATGATTCAAAACCAGAAATTTTATGAATATCAAAACTTTGAACTAGCTCCCCATTATAAGTAATATTTAATTGAAAAACACTGATTTTAAAACTATGCATATCCTGTCTAAAGGCATTTTTAATCGCTGAAATAGTGCGATCACGACTATCATCGGCAACTTGAGTCTCATTTATTAAATGAAATTTCAAATCAATATCGTCTAATGCTACATATGTTTCAGCATTTTCAACCTTATAAAAGCCCGTATTAGCTAATAAATTCTTTAACTCTTCAAATTTCATATTTTTCCTTTAAATATAATAAATTAATGAATCTTAATATAATAAAGTTATTCTATTTAAAATGTAAACAATACAAAAGAGGTATAAGTTTTCTTATACCTCTTTTTTAAATATTTAAAAGATTTCTAAGCTGCTAGACTAGTGCCATTCTCTTGCTCAAATTCATCAATCTTCTTGATGATTTCTGCAGACTTATTATAAGGCATAACAATTTCATCAAACTCATTCACTTCCGAACCCCAGAATTTGAGCATGATATTCTTGATCTGAGGTTTATCAACGCCGTCACCATTGAAAACATACTTACTACGTTCAGTTCTGACATAAAGTTCGTACTTAGCAAGCTGCTCATCAATACGTAGTTTTCTAGGAGGCATTGCGATATCACGAATTTCTGAAAATAGATCCTCTACACTTGTAAGGTGCGTGAAGTCTAATTCTCGTGTTTTTGGAACATCATTAGAGCCTGCATGTTTTTCAATAATGATGATACGAGTTGAAACGGCGGTACCAGCATTTTTAAAGGTCGATTGAGGCAACCAGATTTCAGCTGTCAGAATTGCACCAGGTGTACTATCAATAAATTCGTCCACTTTAGAATCCATCGAACCACGTGGTACCAAGGCCACAATCCGACCACCATCATAAAGATGACCAAAAGCCTTCTTGATATGTTGAATTGCCAAAGTGCCAGCATGACCAAATGGCGGATTCATCACAATCGCATGGTACTTATTTAATGATTCTAAAGATTCGAATGTATCAACAATTACTTTAGCACCTGTATTTGCCATTTGAGCACGACTAGCTAAAGACTCAGTCGGTTCAATCATTGTCAACTCTACATCCTGCGGAACAAAACGACCAATAGCTCCATCACCAGCACTAGGCTCAAGCACAGAATCGCCAGTGTGTACCCCTGCCCATTCAATCATTTTGAATCCTAGAGGTTCAGGCGTTGCATACCATTCCTTACCTTCGCGGTTATTACGACTTTCAGAACGTTTGCCTTTGGCATAGTAGAATGTTAGTGCTTGATCAAATGGGGTTAACTTAGCAATACGGGCATTTTCTTCATCATATGCTTTACCGCCAATACCATCATTTAGACTTGGCTCTTCATATTTAGCTTCTTCATAAGCCTGAATTAACGCTTCTTTGATACTTACTACAGCATCAGCACCTTTTGCAAAGTTATCTACTGTTTCTGCGCGTCCAGCAATCGTGTCTGCAAATGCAGCCCGTTCCCATGCAGTACCAGTAGTCAAGTATCTCTGAATAGCATTTGATGCTTGTCCGGTTCGATAGATACGCCCTTCCGTCTGTCTCAACTTGGCTGGCTTTGTTGGTTGACCAATATTAATGAGTACTCGCTGGTGTTTACCAGTTGTATCATGCAAGCTAATCCCAGTAGAACCAGCATCTGACTGCAGAATGAGAATATCGTGCCCGCTATCATCAGTATTAAATAACGCTACATTAGTTTCACGTTGTTGCTTTGAAAGACGGCCATTAAATAAAAGAGCATTAGGAAATGCATTCTTTAAAGTTTCAACAGGTGAATCATAATCAAGATTGAGATTTACTAGATCCGGTCTATTTTCTTTGAATGCATTATATTCAAGCTCAATATCTTCTCTAAGTGGGCTTTCATATTTTTCGATATCAAGCTTACTAATCAAGAAAGGTGCAAAACCACCGCCCTCGTTATAGTCATGAAAAATTACTACTTTACGACCTAATGCTAAGTGCTTTTTCACCATATCAACACAAGCTTCAGCTTTAATAGCTTCTAACAAACGGCGTCTTGCTAAGTAATCAAAGCGTTTTGCAATAATTTCGTATATGTTTTTAAATCGGTTGCCAGTGAATAGCCGATCATATTCTTGCATAGAGGCATGACGTCCCCAGCCTGTTGTTGGTTTACCAGTTTGAGCAGCCCATTCTTCAAAAGTTCGTGTTTTGTGCCCTTCTATTTCTTTATAACCATTGCGAAGATAAGTTAAACCTTCATCAATAAGTTCACCAACACGAGAGCCAATTAGAATGAATTTACGATCATAGTCAAAATTTACTTCTAAATCCCGCCCAGACATAGCACCAGTGTTTTTAAGATTTTCGGCGAACTGTCTTTCAAGTACACCTGTATCCACCTTTGCTTCTGGTCGCGTCAACTTACCATATCGCTTTCGATATCCAAGATTTCCCATATAGAAGTGCTCTCGAGCCTTACTAAAGCCTTCAGCTAAATTACCTTGGTCATCAACAGATACTGAAGGAGACATATAATCAAATAAATAGCCTTCCGCCCAATCAAGTGAAAAGTGATAACTAAATGGCGTAGCAGATAAGAAAACAACTTTGACCTTACTTTTCTGGTGTTTCCAATTCAAATTCCAGATCTTTCGTTGTTCATTTCGAAGGATCTGCATTTTGTTATAAGCAATTAGGTATTGTTCTGTTTCTTTACCATCTTCATCGAGCTCTTCAATTGGCATCTGATCAGCAAATTTATCTTCAAACCATTCACTAAAACCATGCAAATGCCCGGTTAATGCTCTTAGTTTGTTTAATGCTGCAGTTGCTTTACCATCGGATGATTGCGATAGAGTATGTGCCTCATCAATTAATATCAGGTCCCAATGTTTGTGAACTAAACTTTTATTTTGTCCAAAATTAGCAAAGGTTGTGACCACGACTGTGTGTTCATCACCGCCGTTATCTTTAATACTTTTTAATTTGTAAGCTTTGATATTCAACGGACTTGAGCTTTTTACAAAGTCATTTGCAATCTTATCATTCAAGGTAACAATCAAAATATTCTTGAGACCAGCATTAATAAAACGCTTTGCCACTCCAAGCCCAGTAAAGGTTTTACCTGTACCAGTGCCGTTAGTAAAAAGAATACCCTTCTTATTTTCCTCAATTAACCGCTTTTCAGTTTTTAAAACATCACCACGTTGTGCCAGTTGCAGATATGGCAAAGCTGCGTCAATATTTGAAGCATCGCTCCAAATTGTTTCTACATTATCTGCTTTTAATTGAGCTTCTAGCTTTTCATCTATGGCAGCTCTAACTGATTTAGCAGATTGTACAATTGATCGATCTCTTGCTCGTTTAAGAGATGATCTCTTACCAGATAGTTCACCGCCTCCGCTGCTGTTAATCCGGTTAGTACTGGCTCTACTATTTCCATCTGAAGATTCATTTCTTGGATTTCGGACGCTAGATAAACTTGCATCATTACTTTTTGATAAGCCAGAATTACTGTCTCGGAGTACCCCAATTTCTCCATCATTTCTGATTGCTTCTGAAGCCTCAAATTCATCATTTCCTGATCCAGTTGTAGAAACAATTGGTCCTCTGGATCTGAGACGAAATTCGCCAACTGATTCCACATCTGAATTGGTATTTGATACATGTAAGAATAATCCTTTTACAAGTTGCTGATCTTCTGAAAGAAGAGAGTCTGGAATAGCTTTAAGATGTTTTGAGCGTACAAGAATTTCACCCTGATAATAAAAGGCATAGGGGTCAAACTCTTTAGCTTTGGTTAATTTGATGCCTTTAAGACCAATAACCTGTAATGTTTTATTCTTTTTAGTGGTGTAAGCCTTTAGCTCTTTATCGCAAGCAAAAAGACTGACAATAGTCTCTAGCTGTTCAATAACATTTCTGGAACTATTATTAAGGTGTTGGATAACTGATTCATCAATGTTTTTGATAGCCTCGTTATATAAGACTTCAATAACTTCATCCAATTTTGGAAAGTCACTTTCTTGACGGGCAAAAGCTAAAGCTTGCTTTGCTACAGACAAGTTAAGTTCTATTTGCTTATGGATTATAAGAAGGAAAAATCGAGCAATATTGCTCTGATAATGCATGAAATCAATCATGTAATAAATCGCAACCAATACTGTGTCTTTAGTGATTGGTTTGAGCTTTAAAATGGACATATATCCCTCAACATAGGAACTTTACATTCCTATGTTGAATGATCGTAAGTATCTAATTTTTAGTAGGTTCCAGATCTAAACATCTAATTCTTCGAAAAGAATGTCATTAATTTTGTTCCCTTCATGATTTTCTTTGTCATTACTTTGATCAATTTTAGCTTTCAAAGCACTGTGGAAACGTTCAGCTCCCTCTTTCGTTAATCGAATTATTTTAGGGCTACTTGAACTGCTGGAATCAACCAATGAATCGTACATTTGCACACTAATGAAATCATCACCAAGCACTTGTTGTGCATATTGGATAGCATCTTTTACACTTACTGGTTCAGGTTCACCAAACAATCCTACATTGCTGCTATCTAAAGCTTGTTTCTCTGCAAATTCAGCTAAAGCTTTAAATAACATACTCATTTTTTTTGAACTGCGGCTATTCTTGGCGAGAAATACGGCGAGCTCAGCAACACCTTCTCCTAGATCCTCAAAAAGCCCTTGCTGCTTTACAAACTCAACAATATCTTGATCATTTTGCTTTGCAGATAAAATTGTATTTGCTGCATCAATAATTGCATTAGCAACACGTTGATCAATGGCTTGCTCCATTCCATCAACGATTTGATCTGATATATCTTGAACATTTCCACGACTTATGGCTTGCGCTTCAATAAATTTAGGGGCAGCAACACCAAGCGCATTAAGCATATTTTGAAGATCTGGTTTTGTATGATCAGCCATCATTTCTAGCAAACGATCATCATTGTACGCTTTACTAAAAATTGCGGCCTTGATTCTGTTTATCAGTGCTTGTGTTGGTTTTTTATCTTTCGTTGTGTACTGGGCAGCTTCTGTATCACCTAATTTACTTAAAAAACCTTGAATAAACTTTTGATTACTTACTGCTAATAAATCGCCATCTTCACTCGGATTAAAAAGTGCCAGTAAATTCTCATCTAAACGTTTAGCATCAGCTTTAGCACGTTCAGTTGCTGTAAAAGACAACTTATCATCTTGGTTAGCATCTATTGCAAATTGAGCTCTATCAATCTCGGTTGTACGAATACGTATCAAAATCGGTTGAGCTATTGCTTGGACCTGCTCACTACTAAAGCCAAAGTAATCGGCTTCATCAATCAACCATTGTTTATACTCATCTGCGGTACCGCGCTCATAGGCAAGCTTGATAGCCATTGTTCGACCATTTCCTGATTCTACAACTAAATCATCACCAGTTATCGGTGCTCCCGTGTCTGCCCGACCTGAGCGGCCTAGGCTTTCGGGGTCTAAATCATTAGCAGTTTTCTGTACCCATGCTTGTGAGGATTCACGACTACGATCTCGTGGCTGCAATTCTTGCGGATAATTAGGGTTTTCCGCACCAGTTGCTGTATGAGATGCAATTACTTGATCAATATCAACTAAAGCGAATACAGTAGAAATCTTTTGTCCTTTGGCTGTTTTCACATTATTAGTTCTACCCTTCAAAAGCCCAGTAAAGGGCTGTTTAGGTTTAAAGAAACTAATCATTTGATCAATTACAACTAATGGATTCTTAGCAATATCTTGAGTAGAAATTAGATTTAAAGTTGTCATTAGATATTCTCCGCTTCCATTTTTTGCACTTGATTCAAGAGTTCTGTCACCGCTGGAATAAGAAGTGGATCATTTAAGTCTTTTTCTGCTTCATCTCGAATTTGCTCTAATAACTCAAGATTAACTTTAACCTGCCCTTCAATTACTGAACGGTAAAGTTGATTACCTTCATCATTTGTCGTACTAGGCTGAAGATCTTCAACTTCTGTCGGAGCATTTAGTTCTTTAGATTCATCATTATCTGAATTTTGGGCTGGCTCTTTATTACTGAGGCGATCCGCTAAATGTTCATCTGCCCATGCTCTTGAATATTCATAAAATGCTGTTAAATATTCTGGTGAACCTTCGGCCCCATTCCAGTTTTTTAAGAATTCACCACGGCGATCTGAAACCCAAGCCATAAAGTCTATGTTGTTAGAATCTTCAGGATTTTCCAAAGTGTCTAACCATGCTTGCATCATTTTGTTTTCAGCTATACCAGCTGCACGTGCAGCTAAAACTTCTTCATCTCTTTTTTGTTTAGCTTCATTTTCGGCATCAATAAGTTTTTTTGCTTCTAATTCTGCTTGCTGTTGAGCCAAAGCCTGGTCATCTAGTTCAGAAATCCATTCACGTGCCCAAACTACCGCATCAGAGTCCCCCTCTAGAGCCTTATTGATACGTTCAAAGAATGCTTGGTAACGTAAACCATCTTCACCTGCCCATTCAGGATCAGCATTTAAACGCTTTAAGTCGGCTTTTAAACGTTCGGCTTCTTCATCAGAAATACTATCTGGTAACTCATTATCGAGACTATTCTCTTTAATGATTACTTCATTTTCTTCAGATTGCTTGGTTAACAATGTATTTTGCAACTGATCCAATTCATTTAATAAATTGGAAATTTCTGCACTTAAAGAATTTAATTGACTTTGTTTTTGCTCGAGACGTAGTTCAGCATCTGCTAAAGCCTTGGCCTTTTCTGCTTTTTTAGATTGTAACCGCTTAAAACGATTACTATTTTGGTTAATCAACTTCATAATTCGACCAGCGAGAACTGGAATTGATATTCCTTCTCCCTGATTAGGCTGAATTGCAGCCGTAATATCCCGATTGTTCATTAAAATCTTCCATGAAATTAATGAATCTGCTGGACTAATTTTTTTTGATAATCGATCTGGCTTATGAAAAAGGATTGTGAAGTTTTGGCCGTCATCAAAATCATAAGTAAGAGCAATTTGAAGGACTTTTTTATGCTTAAAGGGCTTACTTTCCGTAACGTTAACGATTTTGACGCCAGTTTTTGAAAACTGATCCATAGAGTGATGCAAAATTGCAGACAGCTGCTCTAAATGCTGGTAATCAACGATAATAGAGTCGTAAAGCGCTTCTTCTACGCCTAGACTAGATAAAAGTGTAGGTAACCCATCAAATTTACTCAATAATTGGCTGTGATCATCATTTCGTTGCATATCTAATAACAACTTAGAAGTATCACCCTCATGAGAAATTAAATTGATTCCATCCCATTCAGGTTTTTCAGCTGCTACAACATTTTGTAATTGTTCTAGTTGCCATCTTTGAATCGGTTTTGAACCCGTCAAATTAAATTGTTGTGATGATAAATGGCGCTTAAGTCCAAATTGATTTGTTTCAATAACATCTGTAACACTAGCATCAAACATTCGGCCAAATTGCAGTATCGCTAAATCAGCTGCATGCTGGTCATCGATAGCGCCTAATACCGCAACAGAATCAAACGCATCTATCCCACCCTTTTTACCTTTTAAATTTACAACACGCCAGAAATCATTTTCCGTGTAATCTTCAGTGACTAAAGCATTAATTTGACGGTAATCACCCTTAATAAACCCAATTGAACAAGCACCACTATTCACCATGGAGTCAAAACCATGTACTAATCGGCTTTGATGTGGTGCGTGTGTTTGAAAGAAAATTGATTTAACACTCACGGAGTTATCCTCATTTTAATTTGAGGATATTTTCTCAAGTAGGTGAATCTATAAAGGCAATGAGTTCCATAGCTTATTTTAAGTTGGGAAACATTTTGATGAAATTTAAAGTAACAATGGCATGTGCTTTATTAGAGGCATCAAGGGGCAAATTGCCTGCTTGAAGTGAAACTAGATGCTCAATTTCAAATTGGTTTTGATTTCTTGCAGCTTTATCAAAAGCATATATTTTTAATCTCATTAAGTATTCAATTGGTGGCGGCTGAGTACCATCCTTATTAAACATTATTTCTTTTATAGCTTTAGCACTATTCGCAATAGCTGCTTCTTTAGTCTCAATAAATGAAATGCTCAACTCATTTGAAGCATTACCAGTTACATGGTTGAGTTGAAAATGCCCCACATGCACTGCATCGGTTTGGGCATCTAGTAGTGATACATCTACATTATTGGCTAACCAAGCAACTTTGTTTGAAGGATCAAAAATTGGAATATTTGCTTGAGCAATTTTACTGTTTGCACGGTACGGGCGAATTTCAATTCCAAAATGTGCAGCTGAAAGTGTTCCTAATGCGTAAAGTTCCTGATAATGGGAAACAGCTCGATCCACTGTTAGACCAGACCATAAGACAGGATTTTTAGCAAAACGATCTTTAAACGGATTTAAAACGTTTCCAAAACTGTTATTTATAGTTTTATTCTGTGTTTCGTATTCAAAAAAAGCCATTATTCTTCATCCTCTGGAAATTTACGGCTCTTAGCAATACTTTCAGCTAATGTTAATGCTTCCTCATATTTCATACCTGTATCGCGCTCAAGAATGTACGCCATAATATCTACATCTAAATTTGATTCTTTCAATGATGCGATTACTTGTGTTTTAAGTAATGTTGTATTCATTCTTGATTGAGCATTGTTGATTTCTTCCGTAGCTGCTGCAGTTTGGTTTGAATAATATTCAACTTGCCAAGGGTAATCTTCAGGCTCAAATTGTTCGTTATAAGCAAAACCCCAATCCAAGTGAAGAATTTGATTAATCCCTTCGGAAGCTGCTGTTCGAATATCTTGTGACCTACGCATGATTTGTGCAGAAGTATGGAATGCTCCACCTTCTCCAATACCACCAGTTAACATGTCAGCCCACCCAACCATACTTGGGTCTAGACCTATACCGCCCATTAACAAACGGACATTAATCATGAACTGTTCAATATTGATAGGTGAGCTTCGTTGATTCTTGATATCACCCACTGGATTTAGAACTTGTTTTTCATCAAATACTGGAAGCATGTGAAAAGCAGTATTCCAGACTGCTTCACCACCTGATAAAGCATCACGGACATAAGCCTCATGATTTTTAAGTAAACCTTCTAAACCACGGATATAGGCTTGACGTTGTGCTGGCGGCATTCCTGACATATTTACTGTCAAGAACATCTGATTTACGGTATCTGCAATTTGCTGGCTATTCATAGATGCCAAAGCGAGGATTACATCATCATAAATATCTTCAATCTCATAAAGAAATGAGCCGCCTAAATGCGCTGGTAAGATTGGTAGCTCATCTGGATCATCACCCTCCAACATTTTCGTGACAAGACCAGTTTCAACAAGCTCATATTGAGCAATATTGCTCATACGGGGCATTTTGAAACGTACCATTTGAATAGTATTCAGTTTGGTAATAGTTTTTTGCCAATTACGAGGATCTAAACAAAAAAAGGCGACAGTCTTACTGCCTTGTTCGAAAGGTTGTATTAATGGTGGATAAGTATACTCATTACATACGAGGTCAATTACACCTTTATCTTTTTTCCCGTAAATACGTGCATAAGAATCACCAAATGAAATTGCATCTCGGGCTAGCTTGCTTAAATACTTATTGATCAGCTTTTCCATCTTTACACGGCGCTCATCTAGTTGTTTTTTTAGTTTTTCAGCTGCTGGTCCATTCGCCTTTTTTAACCGTTCTGCGGGCGTAATAAAGACTTGTTGGCCGCTATAAGAATCGCCGCCTAAGGCTGCAGAAACATGAATCCCCATACCCTCTGCGATAGGTGCAAAGCGTAACATTCTCTCCCATTTAGTAAGAATTTCTTTCCGAGTACGCTTCTTATTGGCTTTGGTTTGGTTAGTCCCAAGTGAAAACGGAGCCATAGTTTCATATAGCTGTGCTGTTGCATCCTGATTAGACGTATCGAATTGCTGATCATATGAATTAACATTTTCACCGAGTAATAACGATAAGAACCGAGAAGACATAACGAAGCCAAAATACCTAAATAATTATGTATTTTGAAGGCTGCTATTTTTTTACTTTTAGATGGGTTCCAAAGTGAATTGGAACCAAACAGATTTAATAAATATCCAGCATGCAATTCTATCTGAACAAACTTATTTTACTGTTCAGAGGATTCGCTCATGGCTGATGTAAAAGTCTTCACTGATTTAGATATTGAATTAGCTCAAAAGACAAAAGATATTGTAAATAGTCAACGATATAATAATCGTCCTGCTTTCAAAACATTAAACCTAGGCTGGGATTTGGAGACTGGTTCCGTTGCGGTTAATTACACATTAGTAGAAGAAGTTCCTGTAACTGAGCAACCAGCTTAAATTTTAAAAAAGCGTTCATTAAGAACGCTTTTTTTTATTCATTAAATTTCAGTATTGTTTTTGTGATTTTATTTTTGGTAAAATTATTCTCATGAAATACTTGATAATATTATTTGTTTTCTTAAGTGGCTGCTCTACATTTATTGAGCATAATAGAGTTATTCCATTTCCTGAACGAACTATTTCACATATTGAAATTAGAAAACTAAATGGAGGTAATCCCAAAATACTAGCTTATGCGGATATTACTGGTGATACTTGTGTCATATATTTAAGAAAATACCCTCAATGCTTAGCACATGAAATAAGACATTGCTATGAAGGTAATTGGCATGAAGGGCGTGAAAGTCAAGAATGGTGCTAAGGAATATAGGCTACATATAAATAATAAGGTAATTTTAAAGTATCCCCCCAAACTCCGGAACCTCCAGACTGGTGGTAATACCCCACATACACGGTATTACCCACCCTTTTAGTAGCGATACCTGTTACTCCAGCTAAACCATATTCTCCATATGAAACTGATCCAACCATCGTACAACTTAAATAAAGTTTATTAACATCTTTTCCATATTTTGTTAAATCTATAATTATCTGATTTTGATTCTTTAAGTTTATTTTTTCTAAAATTATTGGACAGTTTAATAAAGCCCCAACTGACCATAACAAATTCCCATTAGGATCATAAATACTCAAATACTGATCTGTTGAAGTTGGGTAGTCATCTTTCATATAAGCAATATTGAACTGATTTGAACCACATACTGCAAATGATCCTTCACCTAATGAATATACTTTGCTCCCATCTTTAGGCATAAACCAAGCTTCGGAATCAAAATTTAATTTTTGAGTACGAGATATAAAATTAGTATCTTCATAGTTATTTCCTCTTAATGTTTGAGGATCATATGCACCACCAAAATTGTCCCAAACTTCATAACCGGAAGTACCATAACCACCTGCTAACTCTTTAAGACCAATAGTTAACACCATTGTATTATTACCTAAAAGAAGCTGTTGATTTTGATCATAAATTTCAATAACAACACTCATTTAGCACCTATAAACTTTAACTACAAAATCAATTGAAGTTGCGCTTGATGGATTTGACAAATTAATTTTAAGTTTCCCAGTCACGTCATCAATCCAACAAGATTCAACCGAATAATATGTATGAGAAATTACTTTAAAAAAATAATCTCTCATGTTTGCATTAGTTATATCTGATATAGAAGTCTCATATGCAAAGTTGCTTCCACTGACTTTAGTAAATGATCTAGTAGATATTTTGATTCTTGAGATTACAGTGTGAACCGTTGAATCGAATACAAGCTCGCCGTTAATATTATAAACTTGTAATCCCGCAGTCATATGTAACTCCATATAACGAAAGTTTTTGAAATACTTTCATTACTTAATACCAATCCTCATTGCTAGATTTCCATTTGGGTAGAAAATCTGTGTAGATCCACCAGAAATAATTTGTTTACTTCCATCTGGGGCGACTGAAATAAATGTTCCGAAATTACCAGTGATGGAACTCAAACTATCAACATTTAATACTTCAGCAGTTAGTGATTTTGCTTTAAAGTTTGCAGCTGTTAGATTCTTAATAAAAACATCACTATTCATAATGACTTGATTGTCTTGGACTATGAACGGCATGTATTTAGTAGAAGAAGAACCTGTTGTGAAGAAAATTCTATCAGCTTGGAAACCTATAGAAGTTTGGACAGTTCCATTATTTTGTTCACTTACCATGGATAAACCAGAGAAAACACCGTTGTTATCCATTCCCATTACGTATTTACCTTTCATCCCGTTGATCAAATCAACTTGAGACTTAAGATTAATTGCATTTGGCCCATATACTGAAGTGAGAGTTTGAAGTGAACCAGCGTAAGCTCCTACATCCGTGGTATATGTAGTTTTAAAACTCTCAAATTCAGCAATATTGTCTGCATCTTCAATATCGATGTAATCAAGATCCACTTCGCCTGCTTGAGCAGAATAATTGCCAATAAAAACAGGGGTAAAGAAAGCTGCTTTATTTGCGAATGTTTTTGGATTAGTAAGCGTTCCAGCTCCGCTACTTGCACCAGCAGATCTACCCTTGAAATATGCAACACCAGTTACCCATGTACCCAAGGCAGGTGCAGCGCCACCCACCACATAATGACTTGAGCCGATATCTCCATTAATGTAATTAGAGTCTGTAATAAATGCAGATTTTGCGGCATTAAAACAGGTGGCCCCCACATAAACGACACCAGCACCTGACACCCTTCTGTAGCGGTATTTAATCCGGTACATCTTATTATCATCAATTGGTAAGGTAGAAAACCAATTCAACCATACTTCATCGTTTCCTGAATTATCTCCCATTCGTAATGCATAACCACCACGACAAGTTTGATCTTCAATTAAACGCATTCCTATTCTTGAGCCGCTAGGCGTTCTGTTAATCCAATCTTTCTCAAAAGTTTGCAAAGCAGACGCCATAATGGTTTGGCTATTTGCTGAATAGAGGGCTGATAATCTTTCATTGGATGAAGCAACTGCCTCATTCAATTTTGAAGAAGTCACATAATCTCTTTGTATGTCAGCAACTGTTCTAGATGCTGCAGCAGCTGTGTCTTGAGCTTTTACAATTTCTTCAAAAATTGGTACTGGTACAAGTGACGAATTATATTGAATTGGTTCAATAGATTGTCCCAAAGCTGTGAAAAACTCAGTTTTAATAAGTGGTGTAATCGTTTTATAGTGTGAAATATCATATCTCGCCCCACCCCGTAAAAAGACGACTTCAATAGAAGCATTAGACATTTGCCTGATATTTATTAATGGTGATTGTGGAGTCCAGCTATACGAGAATTTTTCAATAATTCTATTTTCTGCTTGAGTACCCCATCCATTAGCGGTAACACTCCATTCACAATTAAGACCGAAAGAGCGTGTACCATGTGTAGCCCAAGGCACATTACTATTATTTTGGCCGCCCAAAGTACAAAATACTTTAAAATCATACTTTTGCTTACCGGTAGCCAACTGAAAGATAACAGGATAGTAAATATCTGGATTCAAACCTGATAAGTCAACATTCGTTAAAATATTTTCTTTTAAGCTTTCAGTATTTTTCTGTAATGGATCAATATATTCTGACTTTAACTGATTTGACGATGCAGCAATTGCTCTTTCAATATTTGTATTAGTTAGGTCAGAATTAAGAATATATGCACTATTTGTTCTATCTAATTTAGAAGACATTTCAGTAAGTTTACTTGCCCATGTTTCCTTAAAATTAGTTAATGTCCCTAATGATTCTGTAGCTGTAGAAACGAAATCTTGTAAATTAGGATCTGCAGATGCATAGTCAGTTACGTCATAACATTCAATTTGAGCTAAAGTCCAGGATAGAGGGCTTTCAGGTGTTGGGGCTGGTCCACCCGCTACATGTACGAATCCAGAAGTATCGAATCTTCCGGTGGCACCGGATTTAACCATACGAACATAAACTTCAAATCTACCCGTCCCGTCAGTGCTCCCAATGAATTTATCTACTGATCCATCGCCCATTAAATTTGCTGCAGGATATAACTTGTAGCCGATAGGTAATTTAATCAGGTATTTAATGATGAAAATAGCATTTGAACGTGTGAAAAACTGTTGATGAAAACCGCCGAAATTCGGGCTTGCTGAACCAGTTGTAACGATTCTAAGTTCATGAGTTGAAGTTGTCGGATTGTCAGCACTTTTAGCTTCACGAGCAACACTAACTGTACCATTGCCTAGATTGTTATAAGTGCCGACGTTGTTCATTCCTTTCTTGAAATTTACATCACCGTAAAGCAACTTACCGTTAGTAATCATCATTGCAAGCTTAGTTGTATTTTCTAATGCTGAACCCAGATTGTCGGTGCTTGTTTGGAGCTGAGTAATATCATTATTACGAAGATTAATTAAATCTTTTGATGTTTGATCCGCTGCTGCTTTAGTAGTTTTTAATACCGTTGAAAGTCCACCTGGCACTGAAGCATCATATTGCTGAATTTGTTGTGCAATAACACCTTTGTTAACATCAGCATTGATAAATGTATCTTCCACAAATTTCGCATTTTGTTTAAGAGTAGTTTTAAATCCTCCTTTGAAATTAGGAGCAGAATTTCCTCGGCTAATGAAAATATTCGAAACTGAAAATGTGCCCGCTGAAGGAGCATTATCAAATCGTAAACCCAGAGGAACAAATTCAAAATTCGTAGCTTTTACATCACTTGGAAAAATCCCCGTTAATTCTAATTCTCCACTTGCTTGAACAGTAAATAATGGTAAACCAAGCCCATATACCGCGCCGTGAAATTGGATGGTACAAACTGCACCAATTAGACCTGCCGAAGCATTATATTTGATTCGTATAACTACAGGATCACCTTTAGCGATTGGTAGTTCTTTAATTTTATATTGTAGTTCCCAGACTGGAAAAGTTTGATTTGTGCCTGTTGAAACATTTAATGTTTTGGTTTCATCTCCTAATAAAATCCAATTGTCTTCTGCGTATTGAATAGTATCCAGTTTTGCTGAAAAGGATTTTATTTCTTCTGCAAATACTTCTTTTGCATCAGATCGAGTAATTTTTTGTTGAAGAATTTGAGCATGATTTTCTAAAACTTTTTGCAAGTTTCCACTGTTATTTGCCAAACCTAGAGGAATGCCACTAACGACCTGAACAGCAACCATTATCTGTTTTGCACCATTCAGACCAGAGTCAGGAATTGCGTGAAGTTCAATACCTCTTCCAGCCCCTATTCCTTTCTGACCAATAAGGATATATGCATCCCTTCCCGTAATCTGGTCAAGAGTAAATTGATTTGCACCTAATGAAAGTAACGCAGCTTTAACTGTGTTTAAATTCATAGCAATGTAATCATAGTTAGTGATAATCACAAAAGTATCTTTAGGTATTTCATTAATAGCATTACTCATGGCAACGGCGTTTGCAGGGTCACCATATGTGTCATATCGAGTTGAAGTTGCAATCGAGCCATCTGCTGCTAAAACATGCACAGAAAAGCCGCGGTTAGAAGCTACAGATATAGTCTCACCTTTTAAGTTCTTGATTCCAGTAAAATCATTATTCCAGCCTGAAGAATAAACTCTGTAATTAAAGACTTGTCCTAGATCTTGATTTAACTGCTTGTAATTAGAATCTAAGCTATTAATTGATTGGGTTATATTTTGTTGATTATCACTAATTGTAGAGTTTATTTCCTGAAACTTCCCATCAACTGTTAATTTATTCGTATCAACAGTAGATTTCAGAGTTGTATAATTTTCAGTTAGTACTTGGATCTTTTCTAAATTTTTCTGAACATCTGTTTTAGTACCTGTAATTGCTAATGAGTTAGCTTCTAAACCTTTCTCAATTTCACGAGGATTTTTTCTAAATCCTGTTGCTAACTCACCTTTCTCTAATTGAACTTCTCGAATTAAGAAATCAGGAGCATACCCTACTTGAGCACATAGGATAATATTAATATACTGTAAGTTATTGATATTTGTATCAAAAGTATAAGTACATAATACTTCTTTATCTGTTGCAATATTCCATTCATTAACAACCTGATTATTACTGCTACCATCATATCTATGGATGATTAATAGCAAAGTTTTTTGTGCTGCAGTTAGAGCTTTGGCTTTAAGTGACAACGTATAGGTTTGATTTATTTCTAAACCATCAGCTATCGTAATTGACTCGATAAAACCTTTAAAATATGTAGACGAATTCGTAGAGCGGAATCTCCCCCAGTTTGCGCCATAAGCATCCTTAAAAACTTCTAGAACATTACCTTCAACAACAGCATTCTGACGCCAGTTAGAGATTGAAAAAGGCGCATAGAAATCACCATTCTTGATTAAATTGTCTCCACCACTTGACGAGATTGTTGCTTTTAGAATTTTACTTTCTTCAGCTATAGCTTTATTTGTTTCTGCTTTTGTATAACGGGTGCTATCCAGTGTTGCTGAACTATCTGTCCATAAATTTCCGAACTTCTGCTTAAATTTTGCTTCCAATTCATCTGTAGCTGCGGCAACTGCTTTATTTGTGTCAGCAGTAGTCGAATAATTTTGTAGTTGTGTAGCGCGTACAAGTGATGTGTCTACATCTTTGTCAGTAAAAACGCTATTTACCCGATAAGCTTGTAACTCCCACCAACCGCCACTGCCATTGTGTCCAAGTGCAAAACCTAACTTCATTTGTGGATGAGTATTAAAAGTTACAACCTGTTCGATATATACCCATTCTTCGTTTGCTGGAATTCTGTTTAAAGCAATCACTGATGCAGTGATTGTAGCATTTGAAAAACTACCATCTGCTTTGCCATACATAGCCGTAATGCTGCAATCACCTGTAGAATCTGCACTTCGGCGAACCCAAAAGCTAACCTTATATGAACGATTTGTCGGTAAAGCTTTGCGGCTATATATCCAACATCCTGCTTGATTCGAAGAATCTTTTCTAAAGACAGTATTGCCAACTTTTCCTGTATTAGTTGTTTTAAAGTGGATTTTCAAATCATAACTATAGTAATTAATCCAATCTTCAGGGTTTTTTAAATTAAAATCTGGCAGTAATGAGTCACTATCATTAGCAGATTCAATAGATGCTTTAACATTTTTAATTTGAGCATTAAGCTGATTAGTTTGATTTGCTGTAGCTTCGTCTAACTTTGCTGTGGTTGCATAGTTCTGCAGTGCTTTTGCGGTGTTATCGATATTTTTTTCAGCATTTGAAAGTCCAGTTTCAAGACTTGATGTTCTCTTTGTTAGTGCCTCCTTTTCAGTCACATATGTTTGTTTGAAATCATTAAAGTTTGCATTAACTTGATCTACTGCAGCGTTGTAGTCATAAGCACTGGGGATCCACGATTCAGTAGTGATTAAGTCACCCCTGACAAGCACTGCCCAATAAACCGTTCCGACTGAACCTTGAGCAGCAGTAGGACTGTTAATCATGTAAAAATTTAAAGCACGTTTTTCAATAACTTGATTATTTTTAACAAAGGTTATTTTATTAATAACTTTGCCATTTGTATTAACAACGGATTGTAAGGCTTGCTGACCTCCCCCAGCATAAACTGCCAAATTAGAGTTTGTATCCGCACCATTTCTTTGATGTTCGGCACACCACATTAAAGTGTATTTTGCGCCTACCTCCCAATCCTCGCCTAGCTTATATGAAAGATGAGGATATGAAGTTCCGTTATATTTACCCACAACATTTGACTGGATAAGCAAATTCGAACCAGCAGCTGCGGCTCTACTCAAACTTGCAGAGAGTGCTGTTGTTTGCTCTGTAACTGCTTTAATCTGTCCAGCTTGTTCTGTTACATCTGATTTCGTTGCTTCCAATGCTTCTGACGAAGCCTTTTTATTTACTTCATTATTAGTTAAATTTAGATCATTTCTAAGCTTAGAAATATCTAAACTTTGAGAAGACAATGTTTCGCCGTGCTTCTTAACTTCCGCTTGAGTGATCTTAATCGCTTCTGCATTAGCATTTAATGAGCTTTGCGTATCCCGAGGGCTTGGGCTCCATGCTGTAGGTTTATTGCCGGCTTCGATCTGTAATTTTTGAATTGTTGGAATTCGGCCTGAGCCATATGTACCGTAAAACTCAATTGTAGATTCAGTTGAACTGTCAGTGTTTAATTTAGGAAAAACCGTCACTGCAAATTTTTGAAATTCATTTGCTTTAGTTACTGTAACTGAAGTTGTGAAAAAGTGGGCAGAACCATTAGATGAGTAAACCTGAACCGAACCGGCAACAGGTACACTCACTTCAAATGAAATGGTAACCGGCTTATCTAAGTTTTCGTCATAAAAAACTTTTAACTCTTTGCTTCGTTCATACATTAAGTATTCACGACTTGTTGTAGCTGTCGATGTTCTAGGAGCTTCTGAATTAGCAACTGCATTAACACCACCGATTTTTAAATTATCTACAGCAGCTGTTATATCAGTCGATACACGGCCCATTGCACTTTCGAGATCACTCTTTGTAGCTGTTTTCAATAAAGCTTGAGCATTGCTCTGAATACCTGTTTCTGCATTCTGCATTCTTGTTTCAAGCTTACTGGTCCTTTCAGCTTCAGCTTCTGTTCTGTTAGTTGCTGTTTTGAATAAATCATTTGCAGTTGCAGTTGCATCATTAGCTGAAGCTAATGAGTTGTTATCTTCAACAATAATGTAATTAAGCTGACAAATTCCTGTCTGGAAGTTGTAGTTTGCAATAAAGATTGGGGCATAAAATTCAGCTTGCGCTGGGAAAGTACGCGGATTATCAATTGTCCCTAAGCCAGTTGCTGCCCCAGTAGGAATTTGCATAAAAAACACCCTTAATAAGAACTGTATTAAGGGTATTGCTTTTGTATATATGTAAGCGTGAATGGTTCCATATTTGAAAATAAGAAATGCATGGATTATTATATATACAAAGCCCGCTCCACTTATGACACGAGAACGTATAGGGTCATAAGTGTAGGTTAGAAGATGTCGCAACCCATCTCTAACTACCGGGCTTTTTTTAATGCACTTCAAAAGCTGTAAGCAGCCATGCATTACTACCTTCTCGCTTAATCAATGACGCTTCATGCGAATTAAATACAATATTTATTCTTGTAGATAAACCACGTTCTGTACGCCGTTGTGTACTACCTTGAGCGATTGTTTGCACAATAGTATCCACAAGCATATGCACAACTTCATCATATGTCATGCCATCACTTTCCATACGGCGCTTGATAATATGCTTAATGCCCTGTTTATCACTGCCATACTCAAAATCCACCCAGCCTAGATCATTACGATACATAGCTCTATGCACTGTGGTTTTTTCCATAATGGCTTTGTTCATTGCAGCTTTACCACGTGTGATATTTGCTGTAACTGATTTGATTGGACTCGCACTATCAAATTCAGGCTTTCCCAGTTCGGATTGACCAGCCTCCGAACTTATACCAAGTTGTTGCTTAGCATGTTCAATTTGTTCTTTCAGCTGGTCACGGTGAGCTATTTGCTTAGCTAAATCCTCATCAAGCTTTTGCTCTTGTTCTTCGACTTCTTTAATTTTCTGATCTACAGAAGTACGGCGCGGCGGTAAGCTAACTTTTTCACGCTTATTTTGTTCTTGGATTTTAGATTGTGCTTCACGGATAAGTTTAGCAACACAACTTACGGCGTTTTCAAATGTTGGCTTATAGTCATCACTAAAATCGCCAGATAGAACAATTACTTTATCATTCAGTTCGGCCTTCACTACATCCGCTAATGCACGAATATAAAGTGTAAGCGTAGCGCCACCTGAAAAGAAAAATGCAACTGGTAAAACGCTAACACCAGCAACGCGCTTAATTTTGCGAAATTCTGGTGTAACAATCGTTTGGCCTGTTGCTTTTTCTAATGCCGATTGGATCTTTTTAATGTATGGAGAAGTAGCTGTTATAGCTGCAAGATTAAGACTGCCCATGAAAAATAACCTCATATCAATGAGGTTATTTTGAAATCTATTGGATGTACAATTTGTGCAAGGTTCCAATTTTTAGAACCCTAAAACGAGGAAAACACCCCGCAGGGTGCTTTCAAATAAGACTTATTGGATTATCAGCGAGAAATTTATTACTGATATCTTATTCAATAAGATTAGCTATGTACCTATAATATTAATTACTGCACCACTTGTCAAATTTGTGCAACAGTGAAATTACTAAAAACCTCTAGAAATAACTATTCCACCATGTTGGTGCTTAATTTCTATTAAGCATGAAATTTTCAAAAGACGACGGAACTCTCTCTTAGCCCTTGATAATGGCAGTTCTCTCATATAGGAATAATTTTTATATATTTCGATAGTTGATTCTTGGCAGAACCAATCAAAATGTCTTTTATAACTTGATGATAAATAGTCATCCCTTCTATCTTTTGATATCCAACCTATTAACCGGCATAAACGATGATTCAAGGTCAACATTCTTGAAATGCTTTCACTTGGGGTAGTAGCAGATTCATAGATCACTACTTTTGATTTTTCATGAAGAATCTCAGTAAATTTCCATAATGGCTCGTGGTGAGCAATACGATTTCTTAAAGATAGAACCTGTCTTAACCGAATAATCAAATCGTCTATAGCATTTGTATCCCAATAACTTTTATTTACAGCAAAATGATCTTTAAAACCCTTAAAGAAAACTTCAGGCCAATCAATAGAAGGATGTAATTCAATAAGTTTAATCCAAAAACCAAATGTCTGATTTGCTATAACTTTACCTGGAGTTGGAATGTTTTGTGTTTTAGGAACTAAAGTCGTAATTCCATTAACCTTCTTTTTCCTATGAGTCATTTTTTTTAATATTTTTTGAGTTTCCAAGTTTAGTATATTTTGGTCCATAAGGTACATGTACCAATCATTATCATGTATGTGTCCTTGATTTTTATGCGAAAAATAAAGATACGATAATTCTTTATGTACCATATTACGAAATGCAACTTCAAAAATACTTAACAACTTAAAAAAAGCAGTTGAGAGCGCATCATTCCAAAGGTATACACCTATGCATTCCTCATTATTTTTTAAATTAAAATATAATTTATAACTCTTTAATCGATCAGAAGATAACAAGTCTACGGTATTAGAAATATTGCTAGACTTCATTTTCTCCGAAATCCTATGAATAAATTATTAAATTAACCTACTAATTGTATATTAATTAAAGGAATAACTCTATTAACTTGTTCAGTTCTATTATTTTCGCTTTCTCTTTTCAAACGTCCTTCTCAACCATTCCTCTCGATCTTCAACATTCTCAATATTTTTAAGTTTGCGCCAAAATTCACTAATAGCCTTTGAAAATTTAACAACGTCATCATCCGTAATATTAAATGTAGGTTCATATATAAAGTAAGGCAACGGATTATTTTCCATACCATGATAATTTTCTTTTAAATAAAATGGGTACTTGTTACACAGCTCTCTATATGAGCTTCCATTTCCATGCTTAAAAACATTAACAATTACTCTACAAGCATCAAAATCTTTAAAAAACTCTTGTTTTTCGATATCGAATTCATCAGTTTTAAAAAGCATAAATAATTTGTTAACTGGCAGAGTCCAAATTTCATTTCTGACTTGATGAGTACATCCCCACCATCTGGATTGATTATGTAGGAATGAACGAAACTGTTTTTCCCATCTATGATACATTCCCGCAATAACTGAAAATCTGACATTCTGTTGAAGATCACTTAGATTTTGATAAAAGATAATACTTGCATCATATGAATCATAATATAATGAAGAGGAATCATATGGATCTTTATTGAAGTAATGGCTCTCTTTTTCAGTCCGCCATTTTTCTTCATATTCATCAGCTTCTTGAGAGATGTTATCAAATTGATTCAAAAGCTTGAGCTGACATTGTTCTAAGTAAAAGTCATTTATTTCTATTAAGTTTTTTCTTAGTTGATCGTACAATTCAATAAGCATCAAATTTCCCCATTATTAAAAATATTTACAACTCATAAAGGAACAACAAGGGAATGAATAATTCAATCCCTTTAATATTCTCTACAAATATTGAATTTATAAGCAACCAGGTTCGTTACCTGATCTACACTCTTGCATATCTTGTAGTTCTTTAATTCTATTTTCTGTCTTTTCCACTAAACATGCATTATGAACAAATGGATATAAAGAGCCCTTTAAAACAGGTGAAGATTGAAATTGGCAATCTTTTTCTTTGTATTGAATCCAAGCTCTTTGAGCCTCTTTTAATTGAAGTTTCTCTGTTGGGTTAAGCTCTTTCATATAATTTGCATAAACGGAATTAATTTTCTGATTTGCAGAATTCAAAACATTTGATGAGCAAGTATTTAAAGCCGATTGATTTGGCAAATTTGAGCATTTATCTATACCAGCAAAAGTAACTGAACAAGTAATCGTGCTCATAATTAAAAAAGTAATTCTCATGAATTTATACATCTAATTGCTCCACTCTTAATTTATTTATATCTATCTTTAGTACATGGTAGCCAATTCAAATCATTTCCTGCAGCCTTCTCGTTTTCTGAGCCCCAACACCATCCGCCATTTTTAATATCGACATATAAAGTATCTCTTTCTTCACAACTTTCAATAGTTTTTGGGTCATCACCCGAACCACCACGGCATGAATCATTGAGCTTTTCATATTGGAGAATTTTGTCTTGAATGATTTTAGGAATTTCAGAAGATTGTTTTTTTAAATAATCGTTAATACCTTGTATTGATAGTTCGCCAGCTTGATAAAAATGAACATATATAATTGGTAACTCTTCAATTTGGTTAGTTTTTGGGTTTGTATAAGTAAAAACGTCTGACGGCGCAACAGTGCCCTTAAATGCAATTATGTCGCCTTCTATAACCCTTGCTTGTACATTTGGATCAAAAACTAAAACAACTAAATTACCATCAAAATTAGCTTTATTTGCCAGTACCCCATATAAACCAGCTTTTTGATTTATTAATGGCCTTGAGGATGCCAAAGCCAAAGTATGATTATCAACCTTCTGAATTGATTCGATACTCGCTGCACCTATTAATTTTGTACCTACATCATAATCATGAAATCTAATTCCTCTATAGGTTTTGTCGTCATTTATTAAAATACTTTGATTCAAAAAATCAGATTCATTTAAAGATGTAAAATCGTAAGTTGCTTCCGCTTTAACGGGTTCTTGCATTGCTGAGTTAGATCCTTCAGCTGGTTGCTCATTATTTTTATTACAACCAGCTAATGCAAGCATAGTAATTAATACCGTTAAATTTAAAGCTCTAAGAGTCATTAATAAACTAACCTTCTAAGTTTCCCATTCCTATCCCACCAGTTAAAGCATGTGCTAGGAATCTATCATTTACATTCTGACCGATATTACCATTATTACCATTAACAACAACGACTTCCTGAGGATTTGGAGTATTAAGTGGCTGTTTAAAAGCTGGTACTTTTGTTATAGGAGTACTTTTTAGACTAGTACCACTTGAGCTAAGATCCCTTTTTGAAGTTGGTATATGTGGAGTTTGAGAGCTTAAAACGCCTGAGAGTTTTCTACTTGTTTGGTTATAGATATTTCCTTGCTTTGGCTCAATGCCAGAAGCACTCTTCACTGTTTTAGCTTCTACATCTTTTAATGTTTTAGAGTTATCTTGCTTATCTGTAAGTAGAGATCTTTTGCCTGCATCAACATGGATATTTTGTGCCATTGCTGAACGTTTCATAGCTTCAGCTTCAACTGCTGCAGGTCGTTCATAATATCGGGAGACAATAGCACCGGCTTGATTAGCGGATTTAGATTGTCTTAACTTTTTACCTGCAGATGATTCATTGTTATTTAATTCCCAGTTCACAAAAGCTAATTGTTCTTGATATGAGGATTGACGAATATCTTTACCAAACTTTTGTTTAAATTTTGCTTGTCTATCAGGATGCCATTGACCAATTCCAAAAGCTTTACCATTATCACCAATAGCCGTATGTTTAAAGCCACTTTCTGCTTCAAGATTCGCAACTATTCCAGCAGCTTGCTCTGGTGTCCAATTTCCTCCTTCCTTACTTGTGAAAAACTTTAATGCCTCATCTCTAGCAGCTGATCGATTAACTGGTTGTGCAATTGTAGCGCCATATTGAGCTACACCAGCATTTGCTCCAAAACCCGGCTTATAAACTCCTTGACCGATTCCCCATGTTGGAACGCCTTCATGAAATGGATTAAACCGGTTAAATTTATCCTTAATGAAGTCTAAGGCATCACCAGCAGTATCTTTAACGCCGTCTATAACTTTTGAAGCAGTACCTTTCGCCTGATCAAAAGCATTAGACGCATAGCTTACAAATCCTTTCCAAGCAGTATTAATAATACTTGGTACATCTGCAGCAATTAATGAATCGGTCCATTCTTTAAAATACGGCACAACTGCGGTACCTAGCTTATTACCTATCCAAGAACCAGCCATACCACCAATCAAAGTACCAGCTGGACCAAATAAAGACCCGACAGTACCACCAATTACTCCACCTGCAAGACTACCAACGGTACCGCCCTTTTCTTGTGTACTTTGTTCATTCCAATCTAACAATGATGCACCAGCAGCCAGTGCACCAATTACGGGTAGACCACGTCCAAACTTGAGAAGTTTACCCAAGCCCTTTCCTAATTTCCCTACACCTTTCTTTCCTTTGCCTAGAACACCGCCTAGAAGCCCACTGCCAGCAGATAGAGCTGTAGAAAGTAATTTCCCTAGTGAACCTAACAAACCACCCTTAGAAGCTAAATTATCGGCAATACGCTGCAATAACTTTATTTGTTTGCGGTTATGGTTCTCTTGTTCCCGAGGTAATGGCTCATTTCGCTTTTTACTACGCATTAATCCAGTTAATGGCCGCAAAGCTAATCCTGCTGCACGGCGTACAGGTGAAAGTAAATGACTAACTTCATTGATAGCATCAACTGTAGGATCTACACCTTGTGGTGAGTTCGGCATTACCCCTTTAATCGCCGTAGATATCGTTTGGGCAACTTTACGAATCGATGATTGGTTTTGGGGTTCATTTGGATTAGATACAAAACGGCCCTTTTCATCACGCTCAGGAACAGTAGGATTTACAATTTTTGATAAGTCTTCATGACTATTAATTTCTATAGCTGGCTTTCGTCCTTTAGCATTGTTGATTTGTTTTTTATCTACTGTAGTAAGGTCAATAACTGATTGGTCCAAAACATCAGCAAAGTCTTTGACTATCTTGTCTGCTACAACAAAAGACTGTGTAACAGGATTTGCTTTTCCTTTTAATAAATCTTCAAATTCTAAAGGTGGTCTATTATTGATAGCATTTAGCATCTTTTGAAATTCAGTCAGTTTTGTCTGAGGCTTAGCAAACTGTGCTTTTTGCTCTTCAAAGCTTTGAGTAAGAATTTCGATAATCTTTTCAATATTCGAATCAATCGTACTTACTTTTTTTTCAACTCGTTTCATCCCGATGATGAAGCCCAGCTCATCGTAAGATAAAACTGGATTATTGTGATTTGAATCTGTCATTACAAAAAATGCCCCATATTGATATAGGGCATTATGTTTAGTTTAACTTTTAAAATTATTTCTTAGTTCCAATCCTATTCATCAATAAACAATATGAAGTACATATTTTTCATTGTCTCTTGAATCTAGGCTTACTTTATAACCCAAGTTTACTAACTCACTTTCAACTTTTTGAATAGTATCTAAAGAAGTGCGAGTTTTCAGTGAAGGATAGTAAACTTCACGCTCTCCTAATTTAGCAAGGTTCTCAATATTTCGGTTAATTTCTTCAAGTAAATAACTTGAAGTAAAAGGTTGAGATGCTTCTGCAATTTTTGCAGCTTCAGCTGCTGTAATGAATGTCATTTTATGACCTCCAAAAAAGTTTAGATACTTACTAATATAGTCATAAGTTTCTTAATTCTCTGGTAATTTTAATAAAAATTCGAAATAAGTGATTATAACTTAAGCAGAACTGCACATTAAATTAAGTCTGGCATTTTTCCAGCTCAATTTTCACTTTTTTCATCTTCAGGCTCTACTTCACCGGCTTCAATTAACGCTAACTTTCGCATAAACGCCTCTTCTTTTTTCTTTTTCATATTAGCTTTTGCAATTGCCATTCTTTCTTCAGCACCTGAAATAACTGAACTACGCCGTGCTTGAACTTCCGACTGGTCTTTAAGATCATCTACATCTAAGCCCCAGAACATTGCTTCTGTCTTGGCAATGTTAGAAATGCTGATACTTTGCTTAACGTTTAAATCTACAACCTGACATATAAGTCCCATCTTGAACTTGACTAATGCTAATTGTTCCTCAGTTGGATTATTTAAATTCAGTACTTCATCTCTAATATGAATAACACTATCGATAGTGTCTGTAATTAACTCTCCAAGCTTATGAGCTCTTATACGGTTATTTTTGACAACCAAAGCTGACTTTAGATAGTTCTCGTTGACTGTAGAACGGCCACCGTTGTTATGACCACTATTTTTTGAGTTTTGACTATTAAATTCAGCAATATTTGACGTTTTTTTGACAGATTTTTGACTATCACTTTTTTCTGATTTTTCAGTATCTTGTGTGTCTTCTTGACCATTGTTTTTTTTGGTCAATTTTTTAATCTCTTTATTAAGCTCTTGGGCTGTCTTTTTGACTAGAGATTTAGCTTTCTTTTTCCATTTCTCAGCAAGTGCTTTACGGCGTACAACGGATGGCGAAGGCATCTCACAACCGAGTTCTTCGCCAACCTGATCAACTAAAGCTTGCCACGTAATCTTAGGAGAAGATTCATAGACTTCTTTTAGCCGGTTCCAAATTTCTTCCGAGTATTCAATCTTGCGAGCCATTAAAGTCTATCCCTTATTCAGTAAATAGACCTATTTGTTTTACTTCTGCTATAGCTTGTTGCTGTAAAGAAGCCTTGCTAAAACGTTTTTTATTTTGGATAAGATCAATTAGAGCTTTTTGCTGTAAATCGTTCTCTTCGCGTTGGAAAACATCATCGATAGCCATTTCTAAGTTACGGATTTGTTTCGCACGATTTTGTTCACACTCACGCACTATACGCATAAGGGTGTGAAGTTCTGGTAAAACCTTTTCTTGAATAGACTGATCTTGCGATAAACAAGCTTGAATAAGGCCCTTTGAGGCTTCTAGTAACTCAACCGTTAAGGCTTTAGGGAAAGAAGTAATATGCTGTGCCGCTGCCATACTCAATTGAAATGCCATGGCTTGAGTATATTCACTCATCATTTCACCAAGACTGTTAAACAGAATACCAGCTACAGAAGCTGTTTTATCTAGTTCCGGTTCAATCGTAAAACCAAGAATCCAGTCAGCTGAAACACCATATTTTTGACATAGCAAAGAAAGTAATTCTGCATCTGGCATTAACTTACCGTTTTCGATTTCACTCATACGATTTTTATGCGGTGTACCGAATATTTCTAATGCTACGTCTTCTTGACGTAATTGAGCCATGTCACGCGCCATTGCAAGTTTTCTTCCGATAAGTACTCGACGTTGCAAATCGCTCTTTTTCGCCATTTAAATGCTTCTCCCAGCTAACCAATCAAAATCTACAGTTTTTGACAACCAATCAGTTTCATCAGTAAAAACGCACGAAAGCCAGACACAACCTTCTTCACATGGTTCTGCCAGCTTAATTTGTTCACTTATGAAAATATTGTCGTCTTTGAATAACAAGCCATCACCCTTGACACTATCAATAATTAATTTTGGATAGTTATCAATATCAAAGCGTGGATAAGTCTTTGCACTGTAAGAACGAGTTTTAAGTGGTGGCTGAACAATTAATCGTATTTCACAAAGTTGATCGATAGCTTTTAACTTAAGTGCTCTAAACATAGGTCCATATTGCTTTTGAACCTTGTCTTTATATTTTTTAGCACCTACTGAAAGACTATTTCTTTGCTTTCCATTCTGATCAATTGTAGCCCGCCAAATCTCGTTAGCGCTTAATCCATAAGGCAATTTGATTGTGATGTATTGCTTACCAGAAATGATAACACCGCCTGTGCTTCCCCTATATATAGTATTTTCACCGTTTTCACCCTCATATTCTTTTTCTACATGGCAAGGGAAAAACACATGTTTAGAAGGGCTAGACTTTTGCTTTTTAGTTTTTTCATTGCCTAATGAAACACTGAAATCCTTAAAGAGTTCCTGTCTTTTATTATTGGAGAAAAACTCACTCCACTGACGGCGGTTACTTTTTTTAATCATAACGACCTCAAATCAAGCAAGTAAGATTTACATAGACTTGAAACTCTTCTTGCATGACAAAATCCTTAAAAACACTTAGTTCCAGAATTATTGACCGTTTGATTTATTTAAAAGGACCCTAGTTCCAATCATTATTTTTGACGAGATAAAAAAAGTCCGCACCTTGGGGAAAGTACGGACTATAAAACTTAAATTAACGTAAACCGATAAACAGTTCACATAATTTAATATATAAATCGTTTTTTATCAATATATATATTTATTAAGCTTGATGCCTAATCATCTTTTCAACGATTTTGCAGGCTTCATGAAAATCAATATCGTTACTAATCCAGAATCTATGAGTTTTATCACCCAGTATAAAACTCTGGGTGAAATACTCTGACTTTTTCTCAGGATCTATATCAGCTGCTTTAAATGAATAAACATCCTTCTCAACCACTTGTCCATTAAGATCACCACCAATACATATTTTCATTACAAGTCCAATTCAAGATACGACTCTATCCTACACCTCAATTGCTATTTATATTTTAATTTTATTTTCATCGGGTGTCTCATTATGAATTTTTAGACCATCAGCAAGTGTTTGCACAACTTCGGGGATATCAAATAAATCTACATAAGGTACAAAAAATGAATCTTTTGCTCTATTTAAAAAACCAGGTGCTTGTCTATCTTTAAAAGTACTAGCATTACAAAATAGTTCAAAAAAGAATCCTTCGTAAATCATGCATAAAACAAACCCTTTACCTTGAATTCTATTATATGGATTTATGATAATTCGCTTTAGGCTTTCTGGAGGGAATCCTCCGGATTCATCTTTTAACAACCTAACTCTAACACTGAAGGCTTTAGGGTTTAAGTTTGCTTCATCTTTGAAAACTTGTTTTAAATGATTACTAATACCTTCATTGATTACAACATTGGAATAAGCTGAGTGAGTTGAATAACCCGCTCTCCAATAGATTGAGAAGAAATAGAGAATAACTCTATAGGTATTTACTTTACTAAAATAAATTCCGTGTGGACCTTCATTTGTTAAAATGCCTTTTTGTTCTCTTCTTAAAACATGATAAGAGTAGTCTTCATATTTTTGATTAAATAATCTTTCACAATCCTTACATAGCAATTTTGAATCCCATGTATCTGTACTTTTCTTTATTTGATTTTTTCCAATTGAGATATTGATTGCATACCCATTTTCTACTTCTCTTAAAATCTTACTAAAAACAACTTTACCTATTACATGAGAGCGTTGTAACTCTTTTTCTTCTCCGCAAAGTTTACATATTTCTAAAGTCATTTAATTCACTCTAATAATAAAGCCCATCAATTGATGAGCTTAACTTGTTATTTAATTTAAAACTATAACTTACATACTATCGTTGAGTATGCCAGATTCTTTCACCAGTAGTTTCAGATTGACCAAAACCACATAATAAACATGCAACATCGTACCCGTGTACACATGACTTATTAATAGGTTTTACATCTGAAGATGGACAACCAAAATAACCACCTTTATCGAGTCTTCCAATTAGAAAATCATTGTCTTCATCGACCCTATCAATCTGGCCTTCACCAAAAATATGAGTTCCATCAGTTTCCATTCGATTACATGATTTGAAATCTACATAGACTCTATCACCAATTTTGTATTTCATTGGCAGAACTCCACTTTCATTCCGTCAAACTCTTGCTCAATTACAGACATTCCACGTGTAATAGCGGCTTGAGAAGGTAATTTCTTAAAGTCAATTTCATTAACCGCATGACAGCTTTTACACATAAACTTGTTTTTCTTTTCAAGCTTTGACTGAATTACTCTTACCTCAGCTAACATTCTGTTATTACGATCTGTAACTTGGTTAAGTTGTCTTAGGTATTTAGCTATCCAAAGAACAGGGTTTAATTTTGTTTTGCAATCAATGCAAAGTACTTCGCTCTCTTCTTCCGAAATTTGAATATGTTTATGATCACATTCAATTAATTCACGTTTTCGAGTGAACTTAATAACTTTCTGCTCTTCGTCAATTTGTATTAACTGCTTTTCTTGGAAACGGTTCATGCCGCAGCTCCCTTTTCATGACTAGAGCGTTTTTGATATTTGCCCTTTGATAAATTTGGACGATAGATACTGTCATAACATCCCTTACAAGCTGAATCTGGACGATGTACAACTGATCCATCTTTACGCTTTGCTTTAACCATGAACCAAAACTCAGAATCAACGGGCCAATATTCTTGACAATGTTTACACAGCTTCTCTTTCCCTAGTTCTGTGAAGATATATCTAGGTTTTGCAGATTGCGCTTGAAGTTCTTTAGGAGCAAAAGTCTCTGGACTTTTGGAAGTACTTTTCTCCATAGAGTTGCTTTGCAACATCGCAAAAATACTTCGCTGTTGACGCTGGCGTTGTCTTAGTCTTTTCATCATGCTGCATCCCCAAAACTAAGAGATTTACCATTTCCTATAATTTGATCAGCAATCCAAAGCTGGCGTAATTTTACCTCAGCTACTCCACTGTTTACCCATTCAGCAACACTCAAGAATTCCTTATACGCAGATACACTTTTAAATTTTGAGGAAGTACTTATCTCTACCTCTATCAAATCAATCCCAAAACCATCAGGTATATTTTTGTTTTGATCTAATGCCATTAAGATCTCTGCATTTAATCCTTTCCATCCTTTTCTACGTAAACCACCACCTATATCTACATAACAGTCTGCTTTTCCTTCTGAAAACTCAAAATAATTCATTTTCGGTGCGGTAAATGGCTGATTTATTATTAGTTGCCCTTCATATTGATCGGTTCTATCGGACATTGTGATAGTGAGTTCAACATTCCATTTCTCACACTCTTCTACATGTTCAAGAACTTGAACAATTGCTAAATCTTGGTAACCGTAAGCTGCAATACTGAAGTGATATGGTATTGTTAAGCGATTAGGGAAACGCTCAAGCAATGCTGCCTCTTCAACTTTCTTTGCTTCGATATAGTCCCGTACATCTTTAGAAACGAACCGCATGCTGAACTCATATTCTTGAGCAGCTTCTCTACGCAATTCTGCCTGTCTCTGATTAGCTTGAACTTGCGCTGGTGTTAACTTGTTTGGATTGTATTTTTTTGAGCGTTTTTTGCTGGTTGCTTTAGATTTCATTTGCACACTCCCCCTTTAGCTCTTAACTTTTCAGCTACTAAACGATCAGCAACACGCTTGACTCGATTCCAAACAAAGTTGTGATCAATTTCAGAACGGCCTTGATAAATACGTTCAAGTTGAAATGCCGTAACGGAATAATCCACTTCTAAGGCCAGTAAATCCCAATCTTCATTAAAAGCTGTAGCGTAGGGGGTCAATTGGCTTTTCTGTGCCAAAATACGCAATTGACGAGCATCTGGACCACGTTTTACCAATGGTTTTGGCTTGGATTTAATTAAACCGGTAGAAAGTGCCCAATCAACACAAGCTTCACAACGACAACATAAACGCTTATACATCGGTCCGGTACCGTGAGGCATATTTAGATCACGCCCTATAGACTCAACTTGTCGAATTTTATTACCTGGATGTTTCAGCCATTTCTTAACAGCTTTTTCTAATGCTCTACGCTCCTCAGATTTAGCTGCTACGTTTGAGTAAGCAACTAATGCGTATTCAGATTTTTTCATATCAACAAATGCGTTCACTGTGCTTTACCTCCACCTATACGAGCATCATCCCAATCACATTCCACAATATCTAAGCCATCATGTTGAAATCTTGACCAAAGCCGGTCCCCAAGATCTTCGCGGACCTCAGAAAGACTTAGGTTTGAAATCACAACTGTTGGCTTCAACTCGTCATAGCGAGTGAGTAGAACCTTATGAACACTCTCAAGAAGCTGCGGACGTTTTTCAGCACGGTCATGTAAACCGTATTCATCAATAATTAATAAATCTTTTTTTACATAGCGTTTTAGCGCTTCATCTTCACTATCACCGCTACGGCGATAGGCACCCGCGATATCTTCAGCTAGATCTGCAGACGTAATGTATATAGCCTCCCAGTTTTTAATGATGATATTTTTCAGAATTGATGAACCTAGATGTGTTTTACCCGTACCAGTACGGCCGACAAGAAGTAAATTTCGAAAAACACCTGAATTGAAATCCATAGTAAATTTTTCACAAGTTTTACGAGCTTTGTCTTGTCCTTTGTGAGTTACTGCATAGTTGCTAAAGCCGCTATTTACATGTCTTTTAGGGATACCAGCTCGAACCATTTTCAAATTTAAAATACGAATATTCTTATCGCTTTCATATTTTTCATTTGACTGTTTCATGATTTTTTCAACACATGACTGACAAACGATTCGACCATGTACATTGATCATGTGTTCTTTGTGGATCTTACAGATCTGGTTTGTATGGGAAATTTTAAATTCCAATTTTTGAGGCACTGCGTTCATATCAACTCACCCTTCACAGCTGTGTGAGCAACTGGTTCATATTGTTTTGGCGCTCCCCATTGATCATTTACGTTGCGTGGTAACGATTGATGGTTTGACTGTTGACCAGTAGTCATTTCGGGTTTTTCGTTTAGGTACCAAGATGCTTTGAATGCACCCCAAGGATTTTGTCTTTTCAAACAATATTCGACGGCTTGCTGCAGTGTGATTCCTGCTTTTTGGGCTTCATTCAAAAGTGCTTCAAAAGCGTTTTCGGTGTTTTGAGCTTTCTTTGCTTTACGAACTTGTAAGAACTCAGCAGCGTCTTTCTCAGGTACACCATTTTTTTTCAAAGCATTCTTGAAACTAAATTTTGTTTGAGTCGATGAATCAACTTCGCCAACGGCGGAGTTGTTATTACCTTCTGGATTCAGTGAATCAGGATTCAGATTAAGGGAATCAGGATTCAGATTAAAGGAATCAGGAATCAGGGCGTTTTGGTCTGAGATAGAAACAGTTTTAGAACCGTTATCTAACTGTTCTTGTGTGTTTCCACTACTGTTTGCTTGATTCGATTCACTTTCTTGATAACTGTTTTCAACAGCAGAACCAGTATTTTGAGGGGCAAATGGACCTGTTTTATCGTAAAAATGCTTTAAATCAGCTTTATTTAGCTGAATTGCCTTTCCAACAATTGTTTTGTTTTTTGGATTACGTTGATAGACAGTGTAGATGCCATTTCTGTCAGGTAGCTCACTATCTTTCTCAAGACCATGTGGGTTTTGATGTTTAACAAAGTTAACGATATGGATAACATCAATACCATCAGCGTTATATAACTCGATAAAACCAAACTTAGAAATGTTCTCTAACTGTTCTGCAACGTTTATATCGTCTGCAGGAAATAAAGACATTTTGATTTTCTTAGGTCGATTTTCGAGTCGGCCTTCGCGATCTGCTAAAGTCCAAAGCCCTATAAATAGCAATCGTGCTTCATAAGGTAATTCAATAATGTCTTCATTCATAAAGAATGAGGGCTTAATATTTCTAGATCTTGCCATTTCTTAAGCTGCCTCATATAAGTGTTCATGTGCAAAATTTGCACGTACTAAAGCTTCAGAGAATTGAGGAGGTACAGAATTACCTACCATTCTTCCCTGTTCTGTCTTAGTTAATTTGATAGTGTTTCCATGTTCATCGATCCCATGATCAATGATGTAAGTAGGTTCAAAACCTTGTGCAGTGAATAGTTCTCTTGGCTGAAGCATACGGAAGCCAATATCAACAATTTGGTGCAGCTCACCTTTAACCATTACAAGGCCAAAACGATCACGTGTTGGTATCGTACGAAGTGGCTCATGAATGCTATTTCCGTCTTTCTCACTACCGTAGAAGGCAGTTAAAAATGCTTGTACCAATGCAAAATGACCCGCACTTGTAGTAATGGTGTGTAATGGTTCATCTACTGGTTGACCAATGTTGTTATTACGCAGTTTCACCAGGTTGCTGACGACTAAACTGTTATGATCTTTTGCAGTAATCGTATGAAGTGGTTCACGAATATCACTACCAACTACACCCGTATAATGCTTAGCAATGAACGCAGTAACTAACGCATGATGCCCACCTTTCACCCCTGCGCAAATTGTGCGTAAAGGTTCATCAATAGGCATACATCTTGGGCTAGATGCATTTGCACACTCAGTAAGTACTGGGGCAACGCTTTTAACCTTATCCATTGGAACAATAAATGGTTCTGGATTATTGATCACATAACGGACTAAACCATTTGCTATACGGCGACAAGTTGCCTCAACTAGAGGTTTCTTACGAGTAAAAATACTTGGGCAAGGAATCGACCAATCTATACATTCTGCAGTGATTCGCCATGGTTTTAATTTCCCAGCTTTAACTGCTTTGCTATCTGGTGCAGCATGCGTAGGCTTGGGCCAAACTATAGGAAAATTGTCACGGCGAGCAACAAGAAAAAACCGTCTTCTTAGTGTTGGAGATCCGTTATCCCGAGCACTCATTACTCGCCATTCAACTTTATAACCTTGATGACGTAATGCATTAACAAAGCACCTGAATGTTTCACCTTTGTGCTTTTTACTCGGGAATCCATCTTTTCCTAGTCTGCCCCAAGTTTTGAACTCTTCAACGTTCTCGAGCATGATTATACGTGGTCGTGTAAAGTCAGCCCATCTAAGAGCAATCCAAGCTAAACCACGTATTTTCTTTTCAACCGGTTTTCCACCTTTTGCTTTAGAAAAGTGTTTGCAATCTGGACTAAGCCAAACCAGTCCTACAGGCTGATTGTTAGTAACTTTTACAGGGTCAACATCCCAAACATCCTCACAAAAATGACGAGTATTTGGATGATTAGCACGATGCATTGCAATTGCTTTAGGATCGTGGTTAATAGCAATATCAACGGGACGGCCAAAGGCTTTTTCTAAGCCAGTAGATGTTCCCCCCCCACCTGCAAAATTATCAACAATCAATTCATGAGGTAATAAGTTAAGGTTGAGGCACATATTCATAATGCACCACCATTAACTTTTTTAAGCGTTAGTAAAACAGTGAATAATTGACCTGCAGAATATTTAAATGTCTTAACTTCAGTGCACTCAACTAAAAAGCGATGTTCACCAAAATTAACCCTACTTCCTGGTCTATCAAGTGTATAACGGCTCCAACCTTCAGGAATCGGATCACAGGAAAAATGACCGTAGAATTTTTCAGGTCCACATTTAATGCTACAAAGGGGTTCAGCTACCCAAAAAACTTGATTGAGAAATTTTTTTCTCGCACGAAATTGATTGTTTTCCCCTTCCTTAATTCGCATATTTACCGCTATTTCGCATAATTCCCTATCGCGGATATTTTTAGCTTGGTTGCGGTCAACGATGAGTTTATTTTTCATATCGCTCACCCATCCAATCCAATTAATTTCTTAAATTCAGAAATCACATCTACCAGCATTTTTTCGAGGTATACGTAATCAGGATTTAATTTGGATGGCCCACTTTCCCAAAGCCAGTCTTCACCAAATAGTTCACACATGATTGATCGGTCTTTAAAAGTGAGCTGGTCAAAGAAATTTGAAAAACATTCGAATTCAATTTCTTTAAGGTGTTCATAAAAATTTCTAAGATCTCTTCTGGAAATTGCGCCACTTGATCGACCATCTTTTAATTCAGATAGCTTATTGATAGCTATATATTCAATAACTTCATTACCATCCTCAACATCTACCCACTTTTCAATTTTAGGAAAAAGTTTATTAAGTAAATAAGGAGCATAGCATTGGGCAATGAACTCTTTAAAAGTTGGTTGACCAACATGAGAAAAGAAAGCGGAACCGGTAAAACTACTTAAAACGACTGTTAGACGTCCACCGCCAGCACTATATAAATTATTTGGATCAACATAAGCTAAAGCCCAGTCTGACTTATATTCACCTATTTTTTTGAAGACGAACTTTTCCATTAAAAGTTCCCCATTGAAAAAATTATCTCTTGCTTAACCTTGAACTCAATCACCCAAACCCAAGGGTTTTCATTCCAAGATTCTTTACCTTTTATTGCTTCCCAATGTTTTTGAAAGTTAAGAACTGGGTTATGAGAATTATTGCTTTGCATAGTTGAATCAGTTTTAGGTTTATCAAAACCTTCAGCCTTAGCATCTACATCACTAATTTCATGTAAACGCTCAACACGGATATCAACTATTTCAAGCAAAACACGTGATGCTTTACGAGGCATACGAGAAGATGGCTTCCATCTAACTGGATAACCCTTTCCCTTACAGTCGTAATAAGCAATTTCATTTGGGTTATCTGCTTTGTAGACAAATGACTCATGAGGAGTTCCACCTAAACTTCTAATTTTGGTGCCATACGTCTCTTGAACAAAAAGCTGGTCGCCAATTGCTCCAAAAGGACAAATTTTCTGAAAATAAGAAGATATTTTTGATTTTGAATCTTCTAAACCAAAGAACTCTCCAAGATATTCAGCTATATCAATTTTTTTTTGAACTTTACTCTTAATAATTCGGCGTGTTTGCGTCTTAGATCCATTTAAAATAGCCCTAACCATTTCTGAATTAAATAAAATTGGACGTACCGTCATGCTGCACCTTCCTGAGCTGGTTTATACAAGCTCACTTGTTCAGCAAAATTCCATGCACGTTTACAGATATTATTTAAAGACGAGCGGCGTTCAACTAACCATTGTTCACGCCATTTATTTTTCTCAGATGGATCTTGAATTAAGTCATAAGCTCTATAGAAAGCAGTACGGTCAAGGTAAGAACCTAACAAAACACTGTTAAAGCTATTTACCAGGTCAAACTTTTCTTCATTCCGAGCCTGAATATAAGTTTCTTTAAAATTCAACCCAAAATTAGAAACAAACCATTCGTCATGCCCACCAAAAATAAAGAATGGAACATCAAGGTCGTTTTCAATTCCTTTTGCAGAGTATTGACCGTTTCCAAGTACACAAGTAACTAAAGCAGCAATTTTTAAATTTGGCGCTTCAAATGTACATTTATCACTAGGATTTATTAATTCAAAAATCATTGTTCAGTCCCTACCTCAAATCGTAAATCTAAGAAAGCTTGGTTCACTGGACCTACGTAGCGTGACCAGCCAAAGTTTTCTTGCCAAAACCACCAATTGTTCTGCTCGTCACGCTTCCACGGCGTTCCCTCAGAATCAGTGTGATTGGTTCCTAACGGCCAAACCTTTTTTTCTGAAGTCATGAAATCTCCTTTTGTGCATTGAATGCACGATCTAGAAATTTCTCTTCATCGGTTTGAGTGTTTACGCTTTGATGCGGGGCATCTTGATTAATAAGACAAGTTGAGCACTGTTCTTCTTTAAAATCAGTGCATTTGCCTGAGCAGGTATGATTTGCTAAATTACTCACGTTCATTCTTCCAAGGGTTTGAACAGCCATAGACCATTTCCTGTTGGCGCAGGGAGTGGTTTTTTATTTCCAGCTAAGTAGATCAAGCTGGACTGATTTATCACTAGCATTTGTATGCCGCGATTTTTCGGCCCGTAAAGGCACTAATTCGAAGGTATCTCTGGTATACCCGTTATCTTTTGACCCACAAAAAACATTTCTGAGAAACTGATATTCAGATTCAGCTTCTGAGACTTTTCTAGTGCAAATGTTTTTTATTACCTCGAGAGAGCTTTTACCTGCCATCTTACCTTCTACTTCTGAAATCTTTTTCTTACACATAGAACGGATGAGATTAGATAAGGAATTCTTGCCTTCAAGTTTGGCAATCCATTCCATCTTTGCTTTTTCTTCTAAAGTTAATTTCGATGATGCATTTGCAAGAAGTTTTTCAGCCATGGTTATGCCTCATACATTCCTAAAATTGGTTTTTATGCAGATCGATTTAATTGTTTTGTCTTGGATTCCTCATATTCTCTTTTCTGTTCAGAGGCAACTAACGCGTCTAAAGCAACACCTTTGTTATAAGCAACTTCTTTTTGTTCGCCACTTGCAATTTTTGAAACAGAACTTTGAGAAATTCCTGTTCGCTCTGAAATTTGCTGTTGTGTCAAACCTCGGTTGTTAGAAAGGTAAATAACCTTATCTTGAATATTCATGCACATATCAATGACTCCATAATGATGAATATTTTTATTCATTAATGAATAGCTGTCAATACGAAGATGAATTGTTTTCCACAAATTATTCATTTTTGAATAAAATTAATTATCAGACCTGGACCAAAGAATGAGTCTTAAAATGAAAGAGAAATATCTTTTAGAAAAGAATGTGAAATACATTTTGTTTTCACAACGATTAACAGTAACGGGTCTTAGTAAATTATCCGGGGTGCCTCAACCTACACTCTTCCGTTGGGAAAGCGGACAATTTCAAGCGCCTACTATTAAGACAGTAGAGAAGTTAGCGAAATGGTGTGGTTTAACTACAGAAGAATTGCTCTACAAAGATATTGAAAAAATTTTAAAAAATAAAAATTCTGATTCCAATCTTAAACTTGATAACAATGTTGATCTTAATAATAAAATCAACATAGAAGGAGATTTAGTACCTGTGATTTCTTGGGTAGCAGCGGGTTCATTTACAGATGTTCAAACTGTGTTAAAGGATACGGAAGTAATAGAATGGCTTCCACCAATGAAAAAGGCTGGTAAGAATGGTTATGGCCTTATAGTCACTGGATACTCAATGTATCCAAAATTTGAACCTGGTGATCGAATATATGTAAATCCTGATTATCCTGTGTTTGATCTAAAAACCAATGATCTTGTAATTGTTGCATGTGAAGGTGAATCAGAGGCTACATTTAAAAAATTAATTATTGAAGGTAATGAAAAATATCTAGAACCGCTTAACTCAAAATGGCCTGAGCAGATTATTAAATTAACTGAAGGTTGTAAGTTGGTAGGTAAAGTAGTTGGTATGCATAGGGAGTTTTAAGGGGAAACACTATGGAAAAACCAGATAAAGATATTTTTAAATTTCAAGGAATTAATACTTTTTTAACTGTGTTTGCTGAGGAAGTTATTAAGAGCCAACCCAATTTAGCAGCTAATATTTTACTAAATATAAAAAATATAGCTGATGAGAACCATCCTTTAGTGGAGCAAGCTTTTATTCTTGATAATTTTGAAAATCCTGAAATTGCTAAAGATACTGTTTTTCAGGCACTTAGCGGCTTTAATAATGAATTATCACGCCTACTTTTAATGACAAAAAATTCATTAATGGATAGTTAAATAATTCTGGACGTAAACTAAAGTAGTTAAATTGTAATGAATGCCTAAAAACTCAGCAAAAAGCTGGGTTTTTTTATAATTAGAATAATCCAAATGGATAATTTTAGATCAAATAATAAACAATTAATTCATTGATGAATAATTACTAGTTGAATAATTCTATTCATTGATGAATAATTAATTCACCAACACATCTCATGGTGAATAAATAATGAGTACATTACGCTCTACAGATTGCGAAGAATTTATTAATGACATCGATGGCGGTGCCTTTGCAAAACAACTTGGCTATGCAGTTAGTAAGGTTGCAAGTGCTGCTGTTGATACACAAAAAGTCGGCGAGATCACAATTAAATTAAAGTTCTCTAAAGGCGTTGGTCACAACAACGTAACTGTAGAGCACAAACTAATTTCAAATGCCCCACTCCCAAAAGGTAAAAGTGTCGAAGAACACGGTGACAAAACACCTATGTATGTAAACACACGTGGTGATGTATCGCTTTTTGCTAAACACACTGACCAGCTTTTTGAAGAAAAAGCTTAATTTTTAAATCTTTTTTACTCAACTAAAGGAAAGACCTTCATGTCTGAAAAAATCGAAATCGAAAAATTTCTAGGTTTAGCTAAACCTGTAATTCAACTTGAGCGTGGTCAGCTTGTAGCTTTGCATCATGACTATAGTGTTATAGCTGCTGAAAAATTTATGGATGCTCGCTTCCGTCCTCATGGTGAATTTACTACACCAACATTTAACGACTTTAAAGATTTTGTAGTTGCAGAAGGCGGTAAAAATACACCAATTTTTGTTAATCAAAATGACATGAAAGCTATTGCAGTTCTTAACTTCCATGGTGAAGGACAAGCCCAAGGCCATTGTGACTACTTAGCTTCTTTATGTTTAGAATCAACTGTTGTATGGAAAAAGTTGAATCAACTTAAAGACCATAAATTAGATCAACGCAACTTTGCTGTTTTCATTGAAGATTGGGCTCAAGTACTTAATGCATTTGATGAAAATAATAATGTCATTGATATTAAAGATGCCCTTGTTGCAGTACGAAATATGCAAATTGAAGCATCGACTACTAGTAACGCTGAAGTAGAAAACACACGTCAGGTTCAATCTGAAATGGCCCAAATTGCAGCGTCAGCTAAAAAAGGCGTATTACCAGCTTATTTCACCATCCAAGATTCAGCTTACTTAGGTCTTGCAGAACGAGAAATCAAATTACGTTTAATTGTGAATAGCACTGGTAGCACACCTCAATTTGCCATTCAAATTGTCAAAGAAGAATTATTACGTAATGAAATTATTGAAGATTTCAAAGAAGAAGTAATAGCTTTACTTCCTGAAAACCCTGTACGAATTGGGTCATTTAAATCTTAAGAAATAAAAAAGCCCTGAAAACTTTGGACGGCTATCGGGGCTTTTTTCAACCAATACTACGTAAACGTCAAAAGGTGAACTCTCATGGATCACTACAAAGACAAAGTTATAGACGAACAAGGCTTGATTAGCGTTTCGGAGGCGTTACGAGCTATGGCTTGTGGTCGTGTTATTCAATGTTCAAGTAAAGACTTTCCAAATTGGAAGGACATGGAAATCACAAATATTAATGCGAAAAATTTAATTGATGAAGAGCGCATTAATAAAAACGGCTTGAAGTACAGATATAAACCTTCGCAAATGTCTGTAAATGCTGAGCTAACACAAATGAAAAAGCCTCAATGACTTTGGACGGCTATCGAGGCTTTTTCTACCAATACTGTACGTATAAAGGCAAATTATTATGAATCAGAAATATATAGGCAGTCAATCTGCCCCATCTACCCCTATTTGTTTTGTACCAGAACTTAGCGGGAATAAAACAAATAAACCAGCTACTTCTAAACTTTATCAGCATCCATCAGCAGAGGATCTAAAGTTTAAAAAAGATAGTAAATGGCCGTATGTTTTATGCTTCCTTATATTTAGTGTATTAGCTATTGCTTTCCTTTATGCGTGTGATGCAGAGGCTCAAGTGCGTGAGCAGAAGACGCAACATTGGCAACAACAATTTAACTCAGGCGAACCTGTTGATGTTCAAGTACATGTAGTTAAATTAGGTGGTGCACAATGAGAACAAACTATTTACGAGGATCTAAACGTTACGAAAATAATCTGAATGGTCAAGTAAACCATAAATCAACTTTCCGTGAATTCGTAGGGAAGGATGAAGAACATGGTTTATACAAAGTCCGTCTTGGCTATACAGTTTATGCTGCAAATCACACTTTAACTCGTGTTTATACGGTTAATGAAAACAATGAATTAACTCCTGTTTCACAATATACGTTAAATACAAAAGAGTGGATTTTACGAAATCTAGAAACCGAAATTAAATATCGTAGAGGACGTGAATTAGGTCAAATTCTTCAAAAAACGCACATACCTTCCCCTGACCGAAAAGCTTACAAAATTAGTCGTGGTTTTCTTGGTACGCGCTAGTTGGGGATATTTATGTTAGTTATTAAATCTTTTCGTGTGATTTATGGTACTTGTCCAAGATGTACTAATGACAAATGCACTTTAGGTGTTAGTCATTCTGGCTCTGGTGCTCAATGGGAATGTCACAACTGCGGCTTTTGTTGGCCTAACAGTTAAATGGTGCATGATCAATGAAAGCAATTATTTTAGATACGGAAACCAACAAATTAAATGGTTATCCAATTGAAATCGCTTATGCGCCTTTTAGCTTAGAGAATGGTCAATTGTTAGTTCATAAAGATGAAGTTTTTAACCGTTTCTATTCTTGTCCTGAACCGATTGATTTAGAAGCAATGGCTGTACACAACATCATTGAAGCGGATATTGAAGGTCAACCAAGTTGCGAATCGTTCCGGTTACCTGAAGGGGTTGAATTCATTGTCGGTCACAATATTGATTACGACATCAAAGCTCTAAATAAATGTGGACCAGCAATTAAGGCAAAGACTATTTGTACTTTAGCTTTAGCAAGGGACGTATGGCCTGATTTAACAAGTCATAAATTGGCTGTTCTGTACTATTTCGTAATGAGTAACCGTGAAGAAGCACGTAAGCATTTAAGACATGCACATTCAGCACGGGCGGATGTTTATTTTACTGGGATTATCCTAATAGCTCTAATTGAACGACTGGGAATTAAAGATTTGAACTCCTTATTTCTCATGTCTGAAGCTGTACGTTTACCCAAAATAATGACATGGGGTAAACACAAAGGAACGCCTCTTAAAGAATTACCGCGCCCATATATCTCATGGCTCCTGAATAAAGATGACCTTGACCCACATTTGCGTAAAGCGCTTCAAAATATTTAAAGGTTAGCAACTATGAAACCTACTCTATTTACGCCTGAAACATGGGCGGAGTTTACCCAACAACTCAAAAATTCTTGGGAAAAAGATAACGCTGGTACTGATTCACCAATTTTTGTTGTTCAAGAAAAAAAGATTGTTTGGGGTTTAGATCCGGCTAGTGATTCTGTAGAAATCACTAATATTGTAGATGCCGATGATGAATCAACATATAAATCAATTGATGATTTTTTTGAATCTCTTAAAGCTACAGATAAGCATGCTTTAAATGGTTTAGCAATTGAAGAGGAAGATGAACTTTTCCTCGATGTAAAAGCTTCTACTCAAATAAACATTTTATCTGATTGGAATGAACGCAATATTCATATTTGCCATGGTAAATATTTTTGGGAAGATGTTAATTGCCATCTAACTCGTTCAGCTGCAGATGCATTTATTAAACGAAAATCGCATGATTTCGGTGAATTGCGGGTATTTGTTAAATCACTTTATTGGTGTGAGGAGTTTAAGAATTTACTTAACGCAATTATTAGTGGTGAAGTAGGTTTGACAAATATAGATGACGACAACATCCTAAACGTTTTGGGACCAATTGAACCTAAAGCAGATAAAGAAACTATCTCAACTCAAGCAAAAAAAACTGCGAATAAGGCCAATAACAAAGAGGAAAATTGGACTCGTTACCATAATGACAAACCTGTTGAGTCTCCGTTAGCTGGCCATATTGAAAAGCTAAAGAAAACTAAAACTGCAGATGCAGCTAATAGTCTTATTGAGGAAACGAAAGACTGGGCTTCTGAACATCAAAAATCTTTTTTAACTGAGTTAAATAAACACTTAGTCATTATTGCTGGTCAATCAAAAGAAAATATTTCTATTGGGGAAAAGATCAGACAAGCAAAGGACCTGACTACATTAGATGCCCTTGAAATTGATATTTCTGAAGCTGATGAACGTATACAAGAACGTCTAATGGAGCTGGTTATAAAAAGAAGAAAAGAACTTGAGGTTGAAGGTAACTTTTTATTGGAGTCGCCTCAATGATTCAAATTTATAACAGCAAAACTAGAACTTTTACTGTGATAGGTAAACGAACCCAAGTTTTCTTAAATGTATCACTTAATGAAACTGAAGCTTTGCTCTTCAAAGCGAAACTTAAAGATTCCATTTGGAGATTCTAACATGATGAAGTACATCCCTGACTCAATGTCATACCCATTCACTGTTTGGATGTCCGAAAGTGGTTTCTATCCTTCTTATAAAAAAGGATACATCGTTATGAAGCGTGGCAAAGAAGTGGCAAAGATTTCTTTAATAAAAACAAAAAAAGGTTTCGAAATGAATGAAGTCTGTCAAAAAAGATTTACTTCATTTTGCCGGGTTTGGATGAATAAGGATAAACGTTTTATTAACCAGCTTCGAATGCGTGGCATTTCTAATTCAATGAAATTCAGTTATCAAAAGGTGGCAGCATGACAGATTTGAATAAGGGAAGAGAGCTAGAAGCTCAAATTGAAACTTTTAAAAAAGAAGCTATGGAGCTTTGGTTTGTGCCTAATTTAGCTGACACGTACAAAAATAAGGATCTTTTCATCTATTCAATTATAGATGGTGAAGTCTTCTTTATGCGTGAACAGGCTCGACAATTATGGAGCTTTTGGAATAAAGCCAAAGCTCAGGCGGTGCCAGAGGGTTACTGTTTGGTACCGAAAGAGATTCCAGACAGCGTTGTTAGCTGTTTAGAAAATAGTGGATTCCATTGGGGCGATGGGACTCGTGATCATTACACGCCTATTTATTCTTTAATGGTTGAAGTGGCAAGCGAATCGGGAGCTGAGGGTTGATTAATCAATTAAAACCAACTGAGATCATCCGGGATGAAATGGGTTGTTGGGTGCATCCTGAATATCTGAAATATTTGGATGACAATTATGCTGACCAAGAATGGTTGAGCCAAAGCGAATGGGATCAACTTAAGCAGCATTTCAATATTGTCACCGTTCGACTTTATTTAGAAGGGAGTGTTTCTGATGATCTATTTTTGGAGATTATGGACTCCTCAGACCTATCTAAATGGAATCCAATCGCACCGCACGGCTTTTTCTTAATAGATATTGGGTTTACGGAAGATGGTGCTGAAGCGTTGTTTGCAAAAGAAGTTAAAGCGGAAAGTAAGGAGGGGTAAATGTTAAAAGATCTGAGAAATCTATCTGATGCAGAGCAACAAGAATATTTGGATCGCTTCATAATGGCTAATGAAGAACAGAAGTTCCCTCAAGAAGTTGTGGCGCTTTATTTAGATTGCTCACCATGGACATTAGCTAGAATGCGTTGTGATCAATCATCACTGCCTTTTTCGAAAATTGGAAGACGTGTTTCATATAAAAAGAAAGACGTTTTAAAGTATGAGCAAAGCAGGACTGTGCTTAATACAGCCCAACTTGCAACTGTATAAGGATTCAGTTAAGAAATAATTGTAGTTTCCATGATAAATATTGGGTGACAAATAATTAAAATTGCAAAAAGTTTTAGTTGACACTTTTTAAAATTTGCAATAAATTTTGATTGCCCAAATCTCTTTAGGACTTAATTATGGATTTATCGAAGAATCCCCCTCCAAGCTATTATGATGCATCACTGAATGATGAAACATTAAGCTTTTTTGCTAACCATATGCTAGAAGTTTTTTCACAAACTACTCAAGATCTTAGTAGAAAAGATGATGATAATTACACTATCAGTTGTGCAATTTTTGGAAGATGCCGTAATAGGTTTGCTCGTGAAATTCGTAGTGGCAATGCCCCATCTCCAACATATTTAGAAGATTCTTCAAATAAATTCACCTTTAAAATTGGAAACACACCTGGTATCCGTTTTTTTAAAGAATCTGATCATTTAAAACCGAAAAGACCAAACTTTTTTAAGCAAAGTTACAATCTAGAATTATTTGAATCTGATTCAAAAGTTCCTGTTTTTTGGCGATTCATTTTGGTTCCAGCTAAAACTGATGACGAAGAAACATTTATCGCTTTTGTTGGTTTTAACCAGAAATTACAGCCGATTACAGCTTGGACATCTAATAAGACTTCTAGATTTATTTTTGATCCAGCGGCTATATTGCCAGAACCAGCAGAATTGAAACGCTATAATATTGATGATCTATTAGCTGATGATGATTTAGATGATGCAAGCGGAATCAAGTAAATCTTCAACAGCAAATAGGCAAAAGTTGATGAGAAAATGAATACTTATTTTAATGGTCTAGAATTGCGGCTCTTACGTCAATTTAATCATTTGTCTTTAGAGGACTTATCAATTCATGTTGGTAAGTCACGCCAATTCTTGCATAAAATTGAAATGAACCAAGTTGTTCCTACACCTGATTTAATTGATGTACTTAGCAACTTCTTCAATGTAAAAACGGATATTTTTTACAGTTCTCATCCGATTTTACAAGAAGAACAAATCAATTTTCGAAGCAACAAAACTGCCAAAATTTTTACAAAGCAATCAGTGATCGCTCAGGGTGAATATTTAAAAAGGTTAGTAGAATTTATAGAGGCAAATTTAAGGCTCCCTAAGTATTCAATACCTTCTGTTGAATCTGTAAAGAATTTTCAAGATATTGAAAATGCTGCGCTTCAATTTAGAAAATATTTTAATTTAGGGTTGGGACCTATTAGCGATATGACTCAATTAACTGAAATGCTTGGAATTTTTGTAACTACTTTTCCAAGTGTTTCAAGCGAAGTCGATGCTCTATCTATTGCATCTAAAAGACCAATCTTTGTTAATAACGAAATTAGTAGTACTTGTCGCCAGCGTTTTAATTTAGCTCATGAATTAGGACATCTTGTACTACATGATGGTTGTGTTACAGGTGACACTCTCACTGAGTCGCAAGCGCATCGTTTTGCTAGTGCTTTACTTATTCCACAAGAAATGATGATTTCTCATTTCCGTAATTGCTTTAATGGTAGATTTAATTGGAATAAATTAAGTGAGATGAAAACAAATTGGAAAATAAGTAAGGCAGCTTTGCTCTATAGAGCTAAATCTTTAGATCTTTTAAATGAAACAAGTTATCGTAGTGGCTTTATTCATTTGAAGCGTACTGGTGAGGCTATTTTAGAATCAGAAGATCATGAAATACCTAAAGAAGTTCCAACTTTACTAAATACATGTTTCAAAGCTTTAAGTAAAAAAGGAATTTCAGCAATTGATATAGCTAATGAATTAAATATATCTCTAGATCTATTAAATAAAATTACGCAATTAGATTTACAGCCACAAAATCCTTCTAAACTTAAATTAGTTATTTGATTAAAGGCGGTTTAGACCGCCTTTATTTCTTTTAATCTTTCTGCCCATACAGATTGATAATTAAAGCAATCAATCTTACCTTGATACACCGCTTCAATCATGTTCATTGAAGCTCTTAATTCCTCATCTGGAATTTGAACATATCCACCTGTCACATCAATTCTTGGTTTAGCCGTGTGATTAAGAAGTCTTTTTGTCACATAAATATTAAATCTTAAAAGGTTGCATATAGTGGCAAATGTACGGCGGAAATCATGCATTGAAACGTAATAGTCAACTTCTTTACCCACTCTATTCAATAATGTATCTACCTTAGTCGCATGCATATTCCACGAAGTAGGCATCTTAGTAGCTGGGAAAACCCAATCGTTTTCTCTTAATAACCAACGTTCACGCAAAATACTGTGTAGATGATCACCAATAGGAAAAGTATGATCTGAACCATTTTTGGTATCTCTAAAAGTTAAAGTACCATTTTTAATATCTACATCAGCCCACTTTAAGCAACATGCCTCCTGTTTACGGCATCCCGTATACATGCACATCAATACGATATCCCGATGCGTGTTTGACCTAGCAGTATTTTCCAGATTCAACTCATCTTCATAATGAAGCACCGCATTGTAATATTTGTGAATGATGTCTTTATGGAGATGTCTATCCCTACTTGCTATTTTATTCCAACCTCTGGTTACGGAAATAATGTCAACTGGATTACTTTTAAGAATCGGGTTCTCATCTGTTGAATAAAGAACATGAATATACTTCCATAAGGTACCTAAAAGAGATACAGCACCATTTGCTGACGACTCACTTACTTCTGATACCTCAATAAATCGATCCAGTACTTCTTGCTTAGATATCTGGAAAAGCTTTTTGTTGCCCCACCCCAAATATAAATCAAAGTACTTACGGTACTGCCTAATTGTTTTTGGTCTAAAGTCATTTCTATCAATATAAATTTGAAGAGCTTCATTCACTGTAATATCTAAAGGATTAGCAACATTCTTTAATTTGATAGGCTTTTCATATTCATTGTTTGAAATTTTCGCCAGGATCATCTGAGCTTTTGCTCGAGCATTTGTTGCAGGAATATCGGTAGTTTTACCAATTGTCACTCGATAGAGTTCACCTTCATGCCTCCTTTCAACAATATAGGTTTTACTTTTATTAGTTACCCGAACAGCAAAACCGATCAGTTCTGCATCTCTATATATTTTTTGACCTTTTTCAGTTAATGGAATAGCATCAACAGTAGATTTGTTGAGTTTCAT